GTTAATGCTCTGTGGACCAAAGATATTCATAAATGCCGAGAGAAAGGACACACAGATCGAGATTTGGTTGAGTTGGATAAAAATGGGGGTTGCAGGGTAAGGAGGTGATTACATTGCCGTTTAGTTATAAGAAACCAGCATGTTTGGAACAAGTGCTAGTTCACGCGTTGATGCACTCAAACATCAACATGGCAAAGATCAGAACGTTGAATCCCATGATTGAAGAGCAGCATTGTGAACGCTGTCATGACATAGCTCGCTATCACATTGTTCCAATCAAGTTTGGCGACTAAGGTTGAAACTGTTAACGAGATAAACCTTATAAACACATTTTTTAAATATTTCGTACGCCATTATATAATGGAGGGGGTTGACTATGGGGGAGCTAGATAAAATTTTGGAACGTCTCAAGCAAGAGAGTAATATCCAAATTATCGTTACTGGAACTTGTCAACAGGGACTTGTTGAAGTTCCGTGCGTATTAACCTCAACACTTGCTGCTGATGGAATAAAGTATTATGATAGGTGGTGGGTCAGGAGCGGGTATGTTGAGAAAACTACAGTATTAGTGGTGAAACCAGATGAAAGCTAGTGTTAGTAGATTACTCAAAAGAGTCAGCACTGACAAAATAAAGAAGGTTATGTTACAACCTTCAGAAGTCAGGCTTGTGAAGTTTCTTCTCGAGTATTATATAACAAAGGAGGGATTAGATGGACAGAAAAAGGGTGGGTCCTCGCCAACTAGTGGTCTTGAGGATCTTGAAAGAATACCAAGCACCAATTAGAGGATACCAATTGCATAATGCTGGTAATGAGGATCCTCTTTACCAAAAAGCAAGGGGTGAAGGTTTCTGGAAAGAAGATTTCTCGTTTTTCATGAAAGGAATGGTCAAGAGAGGGCTAGTACAGAAAATTGAGTTACCATTGAACCAAGTGTTTTACTCGTTAACAAGGGAAGGATTTAGTGCCTACTTAGCTCAGTGTGAGCCGAAGAGAGCATTAGCGTTTGAAGTACTGAAAGCAACTCGAATGCTAAAGAGAGCGTTAAGGTACTATCATGGAGACAAAGAATTAGGTGAATTGTTAGCTATTGCTCGTACACTTCCTGCTGAAAATGTAAGTAAAATGATTATACGTTATGTTGGAAATGAGAAAGGTAGATCCGATTTTCGGAGATCTCAGGATCCAAACTCTGCTTATGCGGCAGATGAACAAATGAAAGTGGCAAAGATTTATGGTGGTTTGTTGGAACTTTTGGAACCTACACTTGCAGATAAAACTAGAGCGGAAACGACGAAAGTTGCAGAAGCACAATTTATATACCAACATGAAAAAGACATTGCACACCGTGCAACTATAGTAACCAAGGTTCTAGGATACTGCATATTCTGTGGTGCACAGATACATAATGAGGAAGCACATAGGGATGAACAGTTGTTGAAGAAGTACGCAGGTGCGAAGACGGGCATGGTTTGTTGTTCATGTTTTAGGAACTTGGAGTGGGTTGAGAAGTATCTAACAGTTAAGGAGGTGATTGATGATGCAAGTGTTGCAACAGCATAATCAGCAAGTAGTAGTACTTGAACAGGAAGAGACTTTCAAAATCCCAACCAATTGTTGGGCATTTGTGGAGGAAAAAGACGGAAAGAGAACGCTAGTGCAGGAGTTGGAAGTAAAGGGCTCAGTAGTTCCAAAGCTAGTGCTAGTACCTAAGGTAGCTGGTGGTTAGATATGACTAGATATTGTATGTCGGAGAAGGTCAGGTCGGGCAGGGAAGGATGCCACTATTGGAAATGGGGACAGTGTACTGCTAACTTTAAGTGCAATAGTGCTAGGGTTATGACACCAGCTGAGTATAAGCAAGTTTGCGAGCTGGAAAGGGGGTGATTGGATGAAGATAGAGATATGGCTTGGTCGACCAGGGTTTGAGGAGTCTTGCACGCTAGAGTTTGACGATACAAGCATAACTACTAAACAATATAATGTTGCAATCATAAAGTATGATACGGAAGGAAAGGAGATCGAGCGAAAGGCAATTGGTGTGGTTAACAAAGTTGACATTGTCAGGATCGCCAAAGCATCGTAAGGCCTTTCGGGAAACCGTTTGCGGCTGCCTCTCCTTTCTCCCCCTTTCCGTAGTAGCTGCACCGTCCCAAAGAGAGGTATGCGGAGGTGAGATAGTGAAACAGATAGTTCTGACAATTAACGTTTCAGAGGAGCGTTCAAGAGAGGTGCTTGCTGAGATAGCGAGGTTTACGGCAGCAATTTCGAACGCGTGTGGAACGATAACGCAGAAAGTAGATAGTGTGTAAGGAGGTGAAGTAGCGATGTTTGAGGATAAGAAGTGGAGTGACGCACTCAAGAAGGCAGCAAGTGAGTTTCTCATACGACATCATCTAGAGGATTTATCAGAAACAATGGCATCACTCGCATATGTAATTGATATGGCAATTGAGGAGGGCTTTGAGGACGCAAAGGAAACCGTGAACGATTGGCATGATGATAGTAATAGAGAACCACAGAGAGATGAGTCGAGAGATTGAGGAGGTGGAAGTATAGACAAAGATAAAGTTCAGCAGATAGCCGAGCAAATGGCATTGGAGACTCACGGTTGCGAATTTCACGAACTTTCACAGGAACATGAAGACCAGGTATGGAAAGCTGCTGAGATTGAGTACGAAGAGCGTCAGATGGAAAAAGCAGACAGAATTCGGAAAGAAGCGGCTCTCAAAGGGAGGTGATAACTTGATAGAATTAAAGATTCGACCTAGCGAATCCTTCGCAGATATGGAAAAGCGCATACCGAAAGGTAAAAACTACTTGGCAGCACTTCGGAAGAAAACTATTATGTCCGTTGCAGACTTTGAAGAAGCACGCGCAAAGAACATCGTAGTACTGTATTCTTCAGATAAACACACAGATACTTTCCGGCACGTTATTTACGCCTGTGCATGCGGTTCAAGAGAGTTCCAGCTGATGATGCATGGTGGTGAAATAACTGCAAGTTGCGCGAAATGTGGAAACAGTGATATTGTTGCATGGTACAAGGATGGTCATGTTCGCAATCTACTAACACAAGATTGGAGTGAACCGGATCTTATGACCCTACTAAGCGACCGTAATTGGCTTGCGAGGGAAATTGAGAAGCTAGCAAAACGTACTGAACTACAGAAGCGCATCGATAATCAAGCAGTTGCACACCGGATTGCACAACACTTACTCGACAGCCACGACATCATGAAAGAAGAATTCACCGATGTTCGAAAGTCAATCGAAGAGTTCCTACCGGAGGTGATAGAGTGAGACGTCTAACAGTTTGCATCCTTGAAGGAACGCCAAAGTTACCGGAATCAGTAAAGGTAGTTGCTGGCCTCTCAGGCGAATGGAATGAACTTGTATTAGCCGAAAATCTTGCAATGGCTTTCAACTTCCTAAGACACAAGCTAGAGCAGGAATACAAGCGGAAGATACCGATCGTGATCATACAGGGAGGTCAATCGGTCACGATAACACCTAAAGTGTGGGAACTACTAAAGCGTGTAAGGAGGTGACAACATATGGAAGAACAAGAGATACTAACTCAACAACAACTTACACTAGCAAAGTTCAACGAGTTACGCAATAAAGGATATCATGTGAGTGCGACGTTTAGCTCAATTGCTGATAGGGGCACGATAAGAATCTTCGATGAGGATGACTTGATGAAAATAAAGAAAGACATTAATGCTAACGAAATCAACAAGTCAACATACACCGATAAATCGGGCATGTATGCAAAGGCAGAGGTTGACGGGCAGGAATTTGTTATATTTCCGAAAGTGCTTGCATTTCCTAGCTGCAGAATTGAAGAACGGACTGTAACTATTCCGGCATCGCCAGAGCACACCGAAGTACGTAAGTTTGTTGTTTGTGGAAAAGATGAGAAAGAAACGGTTTGATGGAAACGGTTAACCGTTTAAACTACCTATGTAAAATATATGAGTAGTTAAACCGTTTTTCCGTTTTCAAGGGCTGTTTACTCGAGGAGGTGAAATCGTTTGGTAACTGCGAAAAATAAAAGGGAATTCATAACTACATGGAATGAACATATCAACCAGCTAGGCGAATTAGCGTACTCATTACCAGCTGCAAGGGCTAAAGTGTTCTTTGATACACATAAGGAATTACTTCAATTCGTGAAAGAGGCTGCAGATTTTACGTTTGTTGATTGCGAATTCTATAGACTCACTCCTAAGGAGCATCAGTGTATTGAAGGGGATTGCTACAACGGATGCACTATAGCGACTAAGCTTTTTGGGAATTGCTGTATGAAGTGCCCGAAGGCGATGAAGTGTGACGCTGGTTGCATGAAGACTGAGGAGCTGAAGTGTAGTATTGTGAAGAGGGGGGTGAAAGGTAAATGCCGATAGATTGGGAATCAGGGAAAGATACTCGTATAAAGGGGCATCCTGCAAAGTGCAAGTTGTACCCAAGCCATAGTACGGATAAGAAGGGTCGCTGTAAGACCTTTTATAAGTGTGAGAGTGCAGGTAAGGCACAGTGTATCGCTAAGGGGGGTACTTAGTTGGAGACGAAGAAAATATACGGGGCACCGGGAACTGGCAAGACATCACAACTAATGCAAGTTGTGGTTAATGAACTAAAGTCTGGGCTAAGCATCGAGGATATTTCGTACATGGGGTTCACTAGGGCTGCTTGTACAGAAGCGTTAACTAGGGCAGCGAAGGTTGCTACTTTTCCAGATAAAACACGGTATTGGTTCAAGACTATTCACGCGACTTGTTTACACTTGCTGATGAAAGCTGGATTAGGGAATGAACGAACAATTGCAAAGTGGTCGGATCTAAAGACATTCTGTGAAGTCAATGGACTAGAACCGCCGAATATGAACGATGAGGATACTATAATAGGAGGTCAAGTTTCTACAGGCACTGCATTCTTTTCCACCTACAGTTATCTTTTGAACACTTTTAGGAAACCTAATCAATATGAAGAGTGTCCACACGCTGAAGTGTTTGATGGATTGAAGTACGAAGAGCTTCACAAAGCATGGGACGAGTATAAGGTTAAGCATAAGTTGATGGATTTTTCGGACATGCTTGTTGAGACAGTTGAGCATGGTCTGACGGTTCCTACGACTGTCTTAATAGTGGACGAGTTCCAAGATATCAGTCCACTACAACTAGCACTGATAAAACAGTTTTCGGTTGGCAAAGAGAGTGTGTATGTTGCTGGAGATGACGACCAGGCATTGTATGGGTTCCAGGGTGCCGATCCTAGGCTAATGCTCGAATATGATGCAAACACAATTGAGGTATTAGGTAACTCGTATCGATGTCCTGAAGAGGTATGGGAGCCATCAATGCAATTGATTAACTTGAACAAGAATAGACAGTTCAAGGATGTTCAATCAAGAGGCTCAGGTGGTTCGTTTAGGGAGATGAGTTTGGGCAGGTATTTCAATCAACTTTTGTATCACATCAGGGGTCCTACTTTCCTACTTGCGAGAACGAATCAATTGGTAGGAAAGATAGCGTGGCAACTCGCCTTTAATGGAGTCCTTTTTAAGTATCTGGACGGAGAGAAAGATAGGGTTTGGGGTTGGAATAAGAAGAGGACTTTGGCGATGAATTGGATTCTTAAGACTGGATACAACAGGTATCGGGCGTTTGATAAGATTGCAGATAAAGAGAACTGGGCACAGGGAACTCGGACGTTCATGAAGTGCTACCTAAAGCACATACAAATAGTAGATCCTGCTAATATCAATGTGAAGATAGGAACTATTCATTCAGCGAAAGGAAGAGAAGCAGATACGGTAATCGTCTTCAATGATTTGACTAAAAGGGTGTCTGTGGCTATGGAAACTGAGGAAGGCCTTGAAGCAGAACGTAGAGTTTGGTATGTTGCGATGACTAGAGCAAAGCAGCAGTTGTTTTGGGTTGATGGGTTTTTCAAGACAGGAAATGGGTTCATGTTGGGAGGCCCAGAGGTTGTTGAAGATGAGAAAAAGTGAACTGATGCCAATTGAAATGGTCACAATGCTCAACAGAACATATGCGTATACGTTGGAGGAGATTTCGAAGATCATAAAGGTACCTATACATAAAACGAAAGTGTTGGTTGAGGAAGCATTATCTCAGGAGTTGTTGGAGTTTCGAGATTTTGAACTAACAAGACCGTTGACGGAGGATCTAGTACAAGTGAAAAATGTCAGGTATTATAGGAGGATATTCTAATGCCTTTTGATTGGCCGAAAGGTCCTGTACCAGTTTCAAAACCACTACCTCCACAATTTAACAAAGAGTCTACTCATCAATGTGCTGGCTGTTTCTACAACTACCGACATCCACACTTTAGAGTTGGCACTGATTGGAATAGCACGACAACTATTGTTTGGGAATGCAACCTCCGAATCATGCGAACAACTATGCTCAAAAAGTACGATCATAGAACAAGAATAGTGCTCGAGTACCGTAACTTTTACGAGGAGAGATTCGGAAAAACTCCTTGCCCCGAAAAGAGTATCTTAAAGAAATCGAAGTGGACTGTTGACTTCAAGTCAACCTCATCTCTTAATAGAGCGTCAAGAGAATTCGAGCATTGGTTACATAGAAATAAACTTGAGGAGTATCAGAAGAAAAGAAACTTCAACATAACACCAGAACCGAAAGAATAAAAGGAGGAATAAAATGCCTATAAGTAAGGATAAATTCAAGCAGGGAGAACTCTACACCATCATGCGTTTAGAAGATGTGATGGAACCCGACCAAGCATACCAAATAAAGGAGATAGCAGTACTAGTTCGCCGTACACCTATGAGAATAGGGTATAAACTCCGTGAACTCGAAAAAGACGGTAAGGCTGAGTGTAGGCGAGTGGACGGTAAAATAGTTTGGGCGTTGACGGAGACTGCTTATCTAGAAGGGACTGTTAAGGCAGATAAACAGAAGTTGAGAATTAGAGGAAGGCCAGTTAAGGAAGCTAGAATGAGGGGCAAGAAGGGACAGAAACCCACCTACGTTGGTAACAAAAAAACTAAACCTACTTGACAACTAAATTTTTATATATTTACTCATGGTCATTTGAATGATGACTAAGCTCTAGGGGAGGTGAAAATGGAAATGTGTCCAATAAGTGCCGACGAGTTTGAAAAGGGCAAGAGTGCAACCAAGAAGGACCTCACGGAGGTTCTAGAAGAGGGCAAAGGGTATACCACGAAGGAGGTAGCAGACCTCATCGGACGATCGTGGGGCATAGCAAAGAACATCCTGAAGGCTGCAGTCGAAGAAGGCACAATAGAGGTAAAGAAAGTTGGAAGAAGTATCTACTGGCGCCTGAAGCCTCAGTAGACTTCCAGGTTTCTTTCCCCTCCTTCTTTCCTCTATTTTTGTTATAAAGTGGAATATGTGGTCAACAGGGAAACTGCTTGCCACATGTTTTATATATTTATGTACCCATAATTGACCATAAAGCCTTTTGGCCATAAAATCTAGAGGGGTGTTTATGGGAGTATCGGAAACGATTTCAAGCGAAGAGCTGGATAACGAGATAGTTTTTTTTGCACAGATACGAGTTAACAATCAAATCACAATACCAAAAGAGTGTATGGAGGCAAAGAAACTGAAACCAGGAGACGTGATAGCTATTGCTGTTCTGAAGATAGTTGACGGCACAGTGACTTGGAGTAACATGAAGTCACGACTACAGGGGAGGTGAAAAGAATGAGTAAAATGTCAGAATTTACTACCAAGGTTCTTAGTGAGTGGGCAACTCAACTTGGTAGAGAACCAGCCGAGCTTACGAAGATGTATAATGATGCGTATGAGATTCTAGCAAAGATGGGCAAGCCAGCGGATCAATTAGAAGAGATGGCAAAAACCAGAGTTAGGTCACAGTTGAGAAACGAATTCGCATCACCTGCAGTTTCATTCCGGGGCCGTATATTAGCGAAGAGCGACGCATTTAACGTAAATGCGAATGCTTGGGAAGAAGCTGCGGAAATGAATAAGAGTCCAGAAAGGCAACAGTGGATCGATCAGAGGGCAATCAACGAAGCAGGCCAACCACTCGATATGAGAGAGATTTTCTCGAAATCCAAGAAGAAGAATCCGAACTTCGGAAAGATCCTACCCAAAGAGAATTTCCTCGCGAACGTTTTTGGAGTCTTTTTGTCAGCTAAAGGAGACCCGCTTCCAGGCAAAGTAACGTTGAGTGGCAAGAAGGCGAAGATTGTGGTTCCAGTAGATGTGCCAGTGCAGGTTAGGCTAAATGATAAGTCAGAGAAAGGTGCAACCTATCGAACACTTTCATCAGGTACTCCGACAGAATTCAAGCCGATACAGGATCCAGACATTCCTGACGCAGAAACGCTGATAACGATGTATTGTGAGCAGTTCTTTACAACCCTAAAGCACTTAGAGTCAGTACATCAGGCGTTCATTCCAGCAAATGCAACTAAGCCAGATCCTACTAGGATTACAGTTGTAGAAGCGGAATTGATTAGCTTGGATAGTGAGGTTAATCCAAAATCTCACAACTACAGAATGGTCATAGGCGACGAGAGTTTAGGGTTTACGGAAAAGGAAAGACGTGGTACAACTGTATGGGTTTCAGAGGCATTGTATCCTGCTGTCAAAGATGCAGGGCGAGGTACAAGGATGTACGTGATAGGTCAGACAACACAGCCACAGACTAGCAGAGACTTTACAACAGGCGAGACAGTGAACAAGCCGGGAGACGTAGGTCTCAATGCAATGGGCATATTCGTCAAGAAAGGTTGGTTGATGCCAAAGGATGAGCAGCCGTTTGAGGAAACTGCGGAGGTTGAAGCGTAATGTCAACTCATTTGGAACAAATAAAATCCCTTCTTTCTTTAACGGGTCAAGTTCATAGTGAGGAGTTCCCGTATGAACGAATATATGTGTATTCTATAGTTACTCCTACAGGCGAGCTAGTTATAGGAGCACTTGGTAAGAAAGGAACTCGTGTTGTCGATGTAGCAGTACTTCCTGAATTTAGAAAGGAAGGAGTGGCTTCTGCATTAATCAAAATTGCGGAAGTTGACACTGCCTATGTGGTAAGTGAGGAAGCTGAAAACTTCTGGAGTCACATAGGTTGGTATTTTGTCTGTCCCATTATGGACAAGGAAGTTGAAGTGAAAGTATACTGTAAAAAGGGGAAGATCGTTTGAGCAATACTGAGGGAATAAAAGCTGCTGTTGGAGTAAGCTATAGGAAACATATTAGTGAGTACAGTAAGGAGCTTGTAGCGATACCGTTTGGTTTTCCGGGCAAACGCGAATTAGTGGAGCATGAAACTGATGAGCTAACATCTGTATGTCCGGTGACTGGATTGCCAGATTTCTATCATATGGTTATCAGTTACTTGCCGAAGGATTTGCTGGTAGAGCTGAAGTCATTAAAGTTCTACCTCATGCAATTCAGAGACGTTGGCATTTTGCACGAGGATTTGGCGCAGAAGATATTACAAGACTTTATTGCAGTAGTACATCCGGAAGTTTGTACAGTCGACTTGACAGCAGCTTCAAGAGGAGGAATAAGTACGCACGTAGTTGCGAGATATCCAGAGCCAGGAGGTGAGTAATATGCCTTGGGAAAAGGGACTGAATAAAGACAAACCCCCAGCTAAGACTAAGGAACAGTTGTTTACTGATATTCATGAGCTTGCAAAGAAGGCAGGTATAAAAATTGGAGTTCACGGAGTTGCTGAATCTGGTAAAACTCACTTCTGTTGCTCCTCACCACCGCCAGTCTATATACTAGAGACTGATGATGGAGCTGCACAACTTGCGAACAATTTCCCATCCAAGAACATTAAGGTACTTAACTGCTATGTAACGACAGGAGACCCGCAGACGGAATGTAAGGCCTCATTAGACATGCTGAAAGAAGCGTTGGTTGCATTGAGTGACTTGAATGAGGGAACTATTTGCATTGATAGCGGTACAGATCTTTGGGAGTGGATTGGAGGAACTCTACGTTTGGAGATTTTGAAAGTTGACTTGGCAGCTAGAGTGGCCCCTGCTGACTATAAGTGGGCGAATGCGGAGTATCGGTCGATAATCATGAAGTGTCGGGCGATTAATGCTAACTTCGTCATTACGGCAATGGATGGGGAAGTATTCAGGGATGCTAAGTTGACGCCCACGAATGTGTATAAGGCAGAGTGGCAGAAGTGGACGCCAAGGTGGTTGGATTGCCAAATACGGTTGATGAAGGAAGAAACAAAGACTGGATATACGTTTAGGGCGTTCATTGAGAAGTTCAGGCATCACAGGTTGACAAATAGGGACTTTCTGAACTTAGACTTTGATGCATTATATGCAGTGCTTAAACCGTATCTAGTGAAACCGCCGGAGAGTGCAACGTAATGTTGAACAACGTACCTAGAAATCTTTGGTCGGTTGTAACATTCGGTCTCTTTCATTTTCAAGAAATTGAACGATTAGCAACAGTAATTTACAGGATCAAAATAGACGACAGAACTATGGGGACTACGAAATGAGAGCTAGAGCTGCGTGTGGACATATAGTGGAGATTCCATGCAACTGGAATATTAACGGAAGATGTGGAGCTGATACTTCACCATGCATAATAATCTCGTTAGTAAGGAGTGATCAAAAGTGACAGATGATGAGTTTGATGAGAAGTTGGGAATTACTGCAGATGCTATGATGAACTCGTTAGCTGCAAAGGCAGTACAAAAGGCTTGTAAAGAGGTACTTATGAAGGTACTTCGAAAGCATAATCTGCGTAAGGATAGTTGGCATAGGACAACAAGTGTATTCTCAATGGGAGAGTTAGTACATAACAAGATGCACCGATTAAAAGAACTGTACCCTAAGATAGCGTTAGGAGGTTCAGAGGTATTGAAAGAAGTCAATGATGAACTGGATGATATCATTGCATACAGTGCATTTCAGAAGTATGTCCTGAATGTCGATAAGTTGAGTAACCCTTACACAACACCGGAGAGTGACACTGTTTAACTCCCGTAGAACGGTTAACTGCTTGATACCGGAGGCAGCATTAAGCAGGTTCGGATTCACCTCCTTTCCTGGCTCCTATTGGTATCCTTTGACCCTACAGAGGGATTAGCAGTGGGTACAGGTTTAGTAGGAAGATTCGAGTACACTCCGGATAAAAAGGGCAAGTGTGAGAAGGGGCATGATATGATGAAAATCGAGAGTGTGAAGTTGTTCTCGATAGGAAGGGATTGGACTGTGGAAGGATATTTTTACTGTCCAACCTGTAAACTTATTTACCAAAAGATGTAATAGAGGTGAGAAGAGTGCAAATGAAGAATATAACAAAAGTCCTTCACTTTGATGCGGCACACTATCTTGACAAAACATTTGGTAAATGTCAAAATCTACACGGTCATCGCTACTTCGTAGAGAACATAGTTGTAGGATTCGATGGTATTGTTGATTTCGGACTGATAAAGAAAGCTGTTGATAGTTTTGATCACTGTTTGCTGATACCAGGAAACCACGAGGCATTTTGGAAGAATGTAGATACTTTAGCTAAACAATCCGACCTTCCTTTCATCATTAAGACAGTTGTTCTTAGTAGCATGTCTCTTGTTGAAAACATTGCCCAGGATTTAGCAATGCAGATATCAGCGATTCCGGGAGTACGTTCTGTTAGCTTTGACCTATATGAAGGACATAACCAAGGTGTTCATGTTGATACTTAATCTGTTGAGACGAAAGTCTCACTCTTTCCCCATATATTCCAGATAATAGTTAACATAGAGGAATTGAGAATGTCGAGTAAGTCTAAGAGTAAGTGCTGTCCTCATTGTGGCACGGATCTTAGTGACTATACTCTTCCTTCAGATGAATATTGGAAAACTCGTTGTCCATATTGTGGAGGTAAGTTGGATGCTAGTAAATGAAATCTTTGAAAGTGTTCAGGGAGAAGGTACTTTTCTAGGATACCCTGCACTCTTTATACGCCTACAGGGATGCAATTTGAGTTGTCGGTTCTGTGACACAAAGTACGCGTTAGGGGAAGGTGGAATGGATGTTAAACTTGATAGCTTGGTTGCGTTAATCAGAAACTCCCCTTCCTATCATGTAGTGTTTACAGGAGGAGAACCCTTACTTCAACAGAAGGAAATTAGTGAGGTAATAAGAGAGGTTAATAGAGGTAAGTTTTATGAAGTAGAAACTAACGGAACAATCAAGCCTAATATTGAGTTTTTAGTTCACCTTTTCACAGTATCACCGAAAGATGATTTCCAAATTTCACCTAGCTTTTTCGAGATGCCGGGAGTGGTTTTTAAGTTCGTGGTCGATAAAGAGGAGGATTTGGAGAAAATCGAGAACTTCGTAGACTTACATGATATTACAAGACCGATATACTTGATGCCACAAGCTACTACATTGTTGGAGCATAAGAAGAAGTTGCCGATGCTTTTTGAGTTCGTGAAAGTGCATCAAGGGCATTATAGAATTACGCCCAGGTTGCAGATCTTAGCCTACGGTAAGAGGAAGGGAGTTTAATGCTAACACCTAAAGTTTACGTCATAAGCTCCACCAACCTTGTTACGCCGGAAGGCAAAGTGATTCGTAAAGACATTATGCAGGAAGTTGTTGACACTAATGGTGACTACTACTGTGTGGTATATAAGCAGTTGTCAAAGTGGGCACAAGAGTTTATGGGTACGTTGCAGAGCGAGTTTGTAGAGTATTTAGTAGAACCGGAGGCAAAAGCTTGTACGAGATGTTGAGCAATCTAGGTGCAAACCTTTGCGCAAGGGAAATAAGCAAACAAGTATGGACTGTGTATAAAGAGCAATCCTTCAGTGAGACGGAAGGAGACCCAGAGTGCGGTCGTCTTGTACAAGTTGCCATATCCGGTATTAGGAGGTGTTAAAGTTGGTTAAAAAAGAAGCCAGAAAGCAACTTTTTCTAGAGGCAAACGATACTTTAATAATAAGGAACACAACCGCAAATGTAATGCGGTTAGAAACGGATAAGGACTATGTAGAAATTCCTCCAACCGAAGCGATAGTAGTAGTGCGCGAAACTATGTGGGTGAGTTACAGTGAGCACTCTAGACAGTTATACAAACTCCTTCGCATGACTTTCTGGCAAAGGTTAAGGTGGGCACTTTCAAGAAAGGCAGTTGAGGTGATGGAATGAATCTCCTAAAGAAACTACGTACCCTCATTCGTCGTCCTGTAGTAACCGTTAGGGAGCTACAAGACACCGGAGCAGTGCAGGTACAGCAGAAAGAGCAGAGTAGTGGAACAAAACTGACTAAATCAGTACCCGCGGCTGAGCGTGTAGCGCTCAATAGAGTCCACGAAATGCGCCCTGTAAATGTTAAGCCTGCACATAAAATCTCTCCTAATATTAGCAAGGGAACGGAAAGTGGAAGTCCCTACAGTTTGGCTATGATTCCAAGGCAACGCGGTAATCAGCGGACGAATGCTGTAGCTACTCTCACCCGGAGGCCCTTGTCTAATATCCGTGCTGTACGGAAAATGAAGCACGGTCATCAATCACCATATTATCGGAAGAGCGTGAGAGCTAATGTCAAACCGGATGAAGAAGAGACGGAGACCATTTAGTCCGTTCGTTTGCGAAGACTGCAAAGACGAGCGTGGTAAGCATAACGAGTGTATAGGGTGTTACTGCGATGTGTGAAAAACCGATAGAGGATAAAACTCTCTGTGGCTGCGAAGATTGCTGGGAGTGTAACCATCATAGTCACTCGCCTCCTCCAATGGAGGATAATAAGTCACAACGCGGGAGGCAAGAAGGGAAGGTTATGAGCTCAAACCTTTCTCTGATTGCTCTGCTAAGCCCCCATGTAGTGCGGGATTCCCTCCGTGGCTGGCGGGTGACATCTAAAGTTGGGAAGGAAGAGTCATGAGTGAAAGTTACATTAAACGAAAGAAATTACAGGATATTGAAAAAATAGCTGAAGAACATGCTGCATGGTTTGTTGAAGTTGTTATACCAATGTTTAAGCCTATTGTCAAAGAAACCGCTAAGACATTTTTCCTTCACGGTTATAAACATAGAATTGATGAGGAAAAGGTGAAGAAGTAATGGAAGTCATTCTACTACGCTTTAGTCTCGATCCAGAACTACTTTGCACGCAAGCAATGTTAGGATGCCAAAGTACAAAAGCGGCGTTTGAAATTGAACCTGATGCGGAACGTATCAATAGGATGATGACAATGGCAGTTACTACAGATGATGCTTCAGTCTTGGAACATGCTTCGTTTACCTTTAGTGTCAAAGGAATCAGTCGAGCATGCAGCCATCAGCTAGTGAGACATAGGATAGCAAGTTATAGTCAGCAGTCACAAAGACATGTGAATCCAACGAAGGTTCCTAATTGGTACTGTACTGCTGAAACTATTGAGAAGTCAGGTCACGGTCCGGAGTTTCAGCAACTCATGAACTTATGTGCCAAAGAATACCAATCTTTGATTGATTCTGGTGTTCCGGAAGAAGACGCACGCTTCGTTCTACCAAATGCTTGCAAAACAAACATCGTTATAACCATGAACTGCCGTGAACTACGTCATTTCTTCAAGCTACGGTGCGCTAAGAAGGCACAGTGGGAGATCCGCGAAATGGCGAATAGAATGCTCGATCTGTGTATACAAAAAGCACCAACAATCTTTGGAGGCCTAAGATGAAGGACGTTCAAGAAGAGCAAGCTGAGGATCTAGGAATAATGGCTGGTATCACTAGTTACAGCATAGTGATAAAGTCCTCTAAGTGGACACTCTTCATTGAGTTGGAAGTGAAGGTTCCGATACTCAATAAACGGGGAGCACATATGAGCAGGTTGATATTCCCAGAGACGGTGAAGTGTGAGAGTGTTGAGCAGTTTATTAACGATGCAAAGAAGTTGATAAAGGAAAAAACTGGCGTTTACCCCTACATCAAAATGGTGTTTAAGTTTCCGTGGAAGGATCAGTTTCCAACTATTATCGTCGAGAACTATATTGCCATAGGAAACGAATACACGTATATTATGAAAGGAATAACTGCGTGTCCTTGTTCAAAGGAAAGCATTGGTATAGGACATATGCAGAAGTGTGAGTTGAAGATAAAGATAAATGCTAAACTTCCACACCCTAAGTTTGAGGACATATTTAGGTTAATGGAAGGTTGCTTTTCTGCTTCGTTGACGGAGAAGCTAAAGAGAGATGAGGAAGCTGCTAAGATTAAGGAAGCTCAGGATAATGCAAAGTTTGTCGAAGATGTCGTAAGAAATGCTGTTAAGAGTATTCCTAACATTAGGTACGTGAGAGCAGAGTCAGATGAAAGTATTCACAGTCATAAGGCAGTAGCGGAGTGGTGGAAGAGTTGACAGAGAATTGTGGAACCGGTTGTAGGGATCCACAGCATATGGTTAAGTGCGTGAAGTGTGGAGCTGAGTATCACGTAGGTCTTCAGCATAACTGTCCTACTTATATAAAGAGTAGTTATGAAAAGCAACGAAGTTTCGAGAAGGAAGTGATATAATATGAAAAGTGAAGAACTTTGTAAAAAGCTCCGAGAGATAACCGATGCTGTAAGGAAGGTTCCAGGCATTCAAATTACAAGTGTTGATACTGGTATAGATATAGACAGAGTCTATCTCGTTGGAGAAATGGTACCGAAAATCCTTACAATGGAACTGATCGTAAAGATCGGACTGAAACTTGAAGCAGAGGAGGTGACTTAGATGGAAGTTGTAGTCACAAAATCTCAACGTTCAACGGTTGTAACACCAACATTTAGTAAACCTTCAACAAAAGTTGTAATGTTATTGAGTGGGGGAGTTGACTCTGCAACTCTAGCATACTACTTGATGAAACAGCATCAAGAGTTGCATGCATTGACAGTTGATTATGGGCAAAAGCACTATAAGGAAATTCAGGCAGCACAAGATATTGCTGATGCAGTAGGAATCAGTCAGAGGATATTAGATTTGAGTACGTTACAACCTCTGCTTAAAAGTGCATTGACTACTAATGATCCAATACCAGAAGGTCATTATACAGCTGAGAACCAGAAGTTAACAGTCGTACCAAATAGGAATGCAATACTTTTGAACATCGCTGCTGGCTATGCAATAAGCATAGGTGCTAATACAGTTGCGTACGCAGCACATAAGAATGATAGGGCAATTTATCCTGACTGCAGGCCGGAATTTGTAAGTGCATTACAAGCAGCATTGGATGTCGGGACGGATGCAGATTTACTGGTATACGCTCCATTCATCAATATGACAAAGGCACAAATTGTGGAACTAGGTATAACATTGAACGTTCCCTATGAATTAACCTGGTCGTGCTATAAGGGTGAAGAGAGGGCGTGTGGCAGGTGTGGAACGTGTGTGGAAAGGCTGGAGGCATTTAAGTTGAATGGCGTGAAGGATCTGATAGAGTATGAGGGAGTAATATGATGCCCACAATATTAATTCATTCGACTGGCCAGTTACTCTATTCCAGGAGGAAGAGGAAGTGAAGTTAGCGATAATTTCGCCAATCACGCATCTGAATGAACTTAGTAACCTAGGGGACATTCAGTTTGCTCTTGGTCATGTTAAGGATCTTAAGTACATTGAGTACTATCGTGAGCAAGCAAAGCAAACGTATACTATTATGGATAACGGAAGTTATGAACTTGGCAAGAGCGTCAGTTTTGACGACATATTCGAAGCAGCGGAAGAGATAAAGCCTGACGAAATCGTCGCACCGGATGTGCAGTGGAATCCAGTCGAGTCTCTAAATCTAACCCGACACTTCATGAAATATGCGCATGGGCGCGGGTTACGAGATAAGTACAAGATTATGGTTGTTGTCTGGGCGTTTGACCCAGGAGACTTTCCGATGTGGTACAAGGAGTACCTCAAGTTGAACCCCGATGTAATTGGTATCGGAAAATGGCTGTCAACGAAATTCCTAGCAAGGCCTAGTGTTGTTCAATTGTTGAAATATGAGCATATGTGGAAGAGTGATATTGAGCACCATTTTCTGGGATGTGGTTTTCCTGGCGAAGCACTCCAACTGCATGATGAGGGGCGCTCAATGGACACTAGCGGACCAATCGCCGATGCTATGAATGGGTTGAGATATGTGGAAGGTGAGGAATACTTAAACCTTCACACGAGTTCGTTGAAGAGGAGTTTGGACTTTAATGCCCGGTTAACACCTGAGCAACTCGAAATAGCAAAAGCAAACTGTCGGATAATGTTGGACTACGCGCATGGAGGAAAATAAACGAACCAACTATAGCTTTATATATTAATGAAGGGCATATAAGACAGGAGTGACCCACTTGACCAAGTACGATTTAGTAACAGAGGCAGTATGGTTAGCTTGTGCTATAGATGGGGAAGGTTCAGTTACTATATACTCTACTGAAAATGGCCACTCACAACAAATAACAGTAGCTAATACTAAATCAGAATTCTTGGACCGTGCTTACAGTATACTCTCCAAATTAGGTGCACAACATATTATAAGATATGAAACATGCGTCGTAATTAACTATCGTGAAGATTTATTGGTAGTTTTACCACAAATACTTCCTCATCTGGTTATTGAAAGTAAAATACAGGCTGCAAAGGCTATCATGGCACATTGTAAAGATTCCTTGCAAAAAGAGAGTCAAAAAATAAACGAATATAAGGAACTTTTTGACGCAATAACGAAACATCCTAATATAACAATTCCTGAACTTAAACAAGAACTTATTTGGTTAACAAGGAATCGTCTTTATAAATTATCTAACCTTGAACAAAAAGGTTATGTAAGGGGAGTAGTAAATCTTGAGAGTCTGAGACACACTCAATGGATCATTACTGGTAAAGAGTTTGATGAAATTGACTTCCTAAACCGAAAAAGGGTGAGGAAAGTTGAAATATGATTTAGTGACATTGGAAGCCGTGGACAGTAATGGGAAAACTAACATGGTATTGTGGGGCCGTGATGAGCAAGGAAACCGCAAACGTTTTGTCGATAGAACATGGAGTCCGTATTTTTACATTCCCAAAGGAGCTACACTTCTAACTGACTTACTTCACCGTACAGGTGAAATCGTTCCTGATTTATTCGGTGAATGGACAGAAAAAATTACAACCCCCTTATCCGGTAATGTTGGACAACTACGTAAACTCTTCACTAAGCACTGGCAAGCTGACATACTTCCCGAAATTGCGTATCTGGTTGAAAAGGGCATTTACGCATCTTTTGAGGCAATTGAACAGGAAGGAAAGTTAAAGATTCAACCTTGTGGTCCCGTATACGCTCAGTTAAGGATTTGTTTCATGGACATGGAGGTTGACGCTACTGCAGAAAGGTTTCCAGAAGCAAAGGATGCATTAGAAGCAATCGTGTCAGTTGCAGCATTTGATACAAAGTTGGAGTTATGGGTACTGTTCTGTTGGCGACAAGATCAGGAACCTTGTGACGTTTTAGTATCCGATGATACTGTAGTCAGGATTTTTAACAACGAGAAAGACATGATAAAGGCAATTGTCAACTATTATGCATCGAGAGGATTCGACTGCTTCATAGGATGGAATACTAATACTTGGGACTGGCCGTATTTGATTAATCGGTGCAGGATTTTGAACGTCGAGTATAAAATCATATCGCCAGTATGGTCATTCTTTTACAGAGAGAAATTTGATCTAGAATCGAAACAAATAAAGATTCAGGTAGTTTGCAAAGGTCGAGTAATGTTTGATGGACTTGAGACTTACAAAAAGATGACGTCGTTTGAAGCAAAGTTGGAGTCATATTCATTAGAATATGTAGTTTGGCATGAGTTGAAGGAAATAAGAGTCAAGCAAGTGATTCATGACTTATGGCAAACAGATGATATTTTACAAGTTGCATACTACCCTAAAAAAGATGCGGATTGGGTAGTTAGGATTTTCAAGAAACGACAAATCATCGAATACTATTCAATGATTCGTAGGTACACAGGATGTCGATTAGAGGATTCGCATGTTAACTCGAAGATATTGGATTCGTTAATTTTGCACCGTGCAAAGGTTGAAGGATTCGTTTTACCTTCAAAACGTCCTTATGATCCTAACCGTAAACCAAAGAAAGAATCTTCATATAAAGGAGCAATGGTTAGAGAACCTAAAGTCGGTCTGCACTGGTGTGTAGGTGTTCTAGACTTTAGAAGTCATTACCCGTACATCATTATAGCGTGTAACATGAGTCCAGAAACTCTAGACCCCAATGGTGATATTGAGGTTGGCAATGGAGTTAGATTTGCCAGTACACCTGAAGGTTTCGTACCACGAGTAATTCGTGGATTAGTCAATGAACGTGGCATTATTACGAAAAAGATGGAAGCGTTAGTGATTGATTCTCCGGAATGGAATCTCTTATACCAGCATCAGTTTGCATTGAAGTTCCTAATCACGTCGTTTTATGGAGTTTTCGCATACGCTGGATTTAGGTTGTATAGATTGGAAATTGCGTATTCGATTACATATCTCGGAAGAGATTTGATGCAACATGCAATTAATGTAGTTGAGAGTGATAAGTGGATTAAGAGATCAGTTATCTACGGTGACACCGATTCATTATTCAACACAATGAAGGAAGTAAGTTGGGATGAGTTGGTCAGAGTTAGTGAGATGGTGAACATTGAACTCAAACAACTTTGCATTGAAAGAGGATACTTAACATACGTTTCAATGAAAGCAGAAAGAGTTTACGATGGGATCATATTCACGTACCTTAGAGGGGCAGCTAAAGTAAAGTTGAGGAGAAGGAAGAAAAAGAAGAAGCAAGAGGGAGCAAAGAAGAAGTATTACGGGAGAATCAAGTGGCAAGATAGTAAGTTCTTATCAGTAGATAAGTGGGATAATAAGAACATGGCTGCTAAGAGGTCGGATTCATCTCGGTTTACACATGAGGTTCAGACTAAAGTGCTACAAGATCCTATTAATAAAGTCCCTGTTTCAACCGTAGAAGCATACCTTAAAGAGATGAAGGTAGAATTTCGGAAGCGACCGCTAGTCGAGATAGGTATTCCGCGAGGAGTTAAAACCTTTTATGATAACTCACCTTGGAGTAGAGGTGCATTGTGGACTCGTGATCACTTTGACCCTCTAGTATTACAGCACTTGAAACCAAAGTTGTTGTATGTGAAACCGTCCGAGATCGGTAAACTGAAGAAGAGGGATGGTAAGTTTTGTACGCCAACCGATGCTGTATGCTTTGATGATCCCGCCACACTTCCCGAAGAAATACGAGGGTGTATTGATTGGGATAAGATGATCGAGAAAACGATTACTGCTAAGACGGAGGAAATTATAGCTGTAATATCAGTAAAGAAACAAAAACTACTGGGGGCATTTATGTGAGTGAAGGACCCAACGAGTTTCGTATTCCGACTGAACCCAAAGACTGGATCACCAAGAGTCGAATTCAATCATACAAGACTTGCAAACGACAGTATTATTACTTTGCAATCAAGCAACTTACGTACACAGCTACAGGTCCCATGCTGGAAGGTAGAAAATTCCACTACTCCTCATCCAAATTTTATAGGGTTGTGGACATAAGGGAAAAGCCGACTTTTGAATACTACCGTTCCCTACTACCACTGGACAAAGACGTTAATGGATTGTATGATAACTTTGCACACTTCGAAGTCGATAGGATGTTAGAGATTATCAAGTCTCACCTAGATCCCGCAATATACTTCCTCCCTATACTTAACGAGGCAACTATACGACTGCCCGAACAAAAGATGAGCGGTCATATCGATAGATGCTGGCTGATGAGAGAAGGACAAGGCTTTAATGCAGTAGTAATGGAGATTAAGAAGGGCAAGATTACTTCAAAGACGTCGTTGAGACGTGAAACGAGTTTTTACGTGTACCTAATAAGTCAAACGGAACTCAAAGACTATATAGGTATTGTTCCGGGATACCTTGGCGCGTATTCACCGTTAAACAATGAGTATTGGTTTGAAAAGTTAGCAACCAAAACGTGGAACACTCTATTTACTACCCTAGATGAAATGACATTCGACTTGTTAACGTTTGGAGAAGATGAGGAAAAATGGCCGAAGAATCAGTTCGTGGATTGCACCTACTGTCCGTACGAGAGGTTGTGTTGGCTTTAGGGGTGGTGGAATGAGCAAATCAGAGAGCTTTAAACGAGTATTAGGCACGTTGAAGAATGCCAAATCAGCAACTATCAGAGTTGCGTGCACTTCAGAGCAGAGAACACTAGTGGAAAAATACCTAGTCAAGGTTACGGGGTTTCCGTTTGTAGATAAGAGAAAGTATGCTACTACATACTTTTTGCCTAGTGGTTCGAAGATAATATTATTGCACGAGAAACTCCTTGGTCCACTGTTTAAGAGTAAAGTGGAGTTCGATATAAGACAGTGGCCTGTAAAGAGGATAGAAGAGTTCTTCAAGCTTTAGGTGAAACTAAGATGCCGATAGAGTGGGAACGTAAAGATACTACTATTCAGGTTTGTGGTAGTGGCGAGCTAAAACCTAATGTACTCTACGTTGACGTGCATGAACCTGCTACTGTACACAAAGTGTTACAAGATAAAGGGATTCCATTCCAAGTCAAAAGTCTACAACCACTAGGAGACTTTGTGTACAATAACGCGAGTTGTGAAAGGAAGACTATCTTCGACCTTGCTGCTTCAACCTTAAGTGACCGTATATCAAAACAGTTCGAAAAGGTACCCGAGGGTTACTATAAGATGTTGATGATAATTCATCCTCTCAGCATGTTGAAGGAAGATTTTCATACTAAAAACATAAACGAAGACTTTGTGTACGGGAGTATTGCGTCGTTGGCAGTGAGGTATAATGCAAGGATTTTGTGGGGGTACACCGAGAGAGAAACGATACCAGTTATGGTGAAGATGTTGAAGAAGTTTTCAGAGAACAAGGCGGATGTACCAAGACAACATACAATTGGTAAAGGTGCAGGATCGAGGGTTGGTAATATCATTAGGAATTTCTTACGGGTAGAACCGGGTATCGCGAGTGCATTGGTTGCTAACTCCACTAGATGTAATAAGGGAGTATTAAAGTATATCATGGAGGCAAAGGACAGTGAGTTAATGTTGATTAGTGGGATGGGTCCAGTAACTATCAAGAGGATTAGGGAGTTAGTGGGTTAATGTTAGGGCAATATGTTATCTTAAGATTTCAGATTTGGGACGCGACGCGTCTAAGTTTTTTTCGAAGTCTTAAGACATCAGATAGTTTATCTCAGGCAGTGTGAACTTCCATGAACTCCCCTTACAACCTCTGCATGCGTTCACTCTATGACCGCAAGCTCGCGTTCGTAGATAAATTCTTTCCCACTTACCTCTGCTCTATCGGTGCACACTTGATAAACGTAGAAAACAAAGCAAGGTTCATCTACTTCGAGCACAAGATACCTGCCGATCTAAGAGTTCACATGTTTATAGTTGCACCTCCGGGATTCATGAAGTCGTATATTCTATTTCAACTCCTGGATCCAAACTTTGGTGTCCTTGCTGATTGCCAGGAGCCGGGGTTTGGTACTGAAGCTGATAAATGTGGAGTCGGTATCGGGTTTGAAGGGGCAATGACAGAGGCAGCGTGGACGGGTACTATTATTTCAAACGAAGGATCATCAGAAACACAATACGGTGCTGCTTATGAGCATCGAAATAATATAGTTGGTATTGAGGAGTTTTCAGTTATTACCGATGCACTGAAACAGTCACATTCATCAACACTGGGTAACCAGTTACTAACGTCACTAGATAAGGGGTTCCTTAAAAAGAGATTAGGGAGAGGAAAAGTATTTTATCAGACCCAAGTAACGTTATGGACTGGTAGCCAACCAGCTCGTTTCGACCTTAGCGCGGGACTTCCACGCCGATTCTATTTCATAGAATTCATTCCAACAAAAGAAGAGAAAGCGATAATCAGAAATATGAGACGTTCAGGACAAAATGTGAATCCAGATACGAGAGAGAAAATGGAAATTCGTGACTCCTTTATTGTACTTTGCAAGAAATTAAAGAAAGTAAAACGAATACGCTTTGATGAATCAATTCATATATTCTTTGACCAGTTCAAAATGTTACACTTTGAAGAACCCCTCTATGAACGCATTGCATTAGGTTATACGATTATGACGAATAATTTTGAGGATGAAATTACTGTTCATATGACACCAGAATTAAAGACTGTTATGTTACAAGGAATGCAATGGCGACGTTCAATTAAGCTAGACTCAGAGATTAATCAAATAATAACGTTGTTAAAAGATGAGGGCGGAAAGATGACAATGCAAGATAGTTTGTTAGCGTTGGCAGATTTTGGGGTTGATTATATTCGAGGGGTTGACATAATCGACAGAGCGGTTAGGAGTAGAAGAATACTACGAACAGGAGATATGTTGGCGTTGAAATGGTTTGTGGGGGTGAAGAAGGATGCCAAAAAATTGGAATGAACTAGAAGAGAGGGTCAGTAGACCGCGTACCAGTAAACTGCGGCCACCTATGCCGACTGAGATACAAATAAACAATATAATCAACAAATTGTGCATACAGCAGTGCGGTAAAATACCAACTCACATCTCTGAGTGCAAGGGATGCACTATTGAGTATAGTAGTGCTGGCGTACACTCAATATATACTTGTAAGATACGATTACTATCCGATAACATCAACTTTGCTCTAGAGATGAGGTGGAGGGATCTTACTACCCACTACTATAAGGAATTAAAAGAGGTGATAATAGATGCCGAAAACACTACAAATAATACTTGAAGAGGAGGTTCATAGGAAATTCAAACTCTGGTGCATCTCAAAAAATAAAGCGATGTCAGAGTTTGTAAAAGAACTCATACTCAAATGCATTGAGGGTTTCGATCCTAACGAAGTGATAAAACTGACATCAATGATAGATGCATGCAGACATGTGGAACTAACGACAGCAAGTGGAGCAGTGATACGGTTACCTATTCCAAATCTAGTTGAAAAAGTTGGAAATCAAACAATCATAACCGTGCCTAATGACACAGCCGAGGAGGATATAGAGTTGATTGGAACAGTTCCTAATTCTGTCGTAAAGACGAATAAGGAATGGAGAACTGATGTACCTTTATCGACATTGGGGTGAAAATGTGGAGCTAAGTATGTTGATAAAAATCTACGCAGTTGCGAATCTACGACATTCCAAATGCACAAACCCTAATCACGACGAGTTTGGACACTTATGTGAAGAAATGATTGAGTTGAAGGCTGCATGTAACTCTGATAATAGAGTTAAGATTGCAGAGGAGTTAGCGGACGTTGTGATAGTTGCAGTGATGTTCGCGAATAAGCTTAATATTGACTTGACAATAGCGTTGGAAGAGAAGACAGCAAAGAATTTCAAGAATGGTAGATTGGGCACCTTAGACGTCATAGGTACAAGGCAGGGACAGATGCCTCAGTACACAGCTTGATATGGGAGGTGATAAACAAACCATGTCAGGAAAAGCTACGGGAACTAAGCATATGGGAACTAAATTCCTAGGATTCTTCTTCGGTCTAGTGCTTGCTGTAATCTACACAGTGAAGGAGTTTTTCGCTCCAACCTTTGTAATTATCACTGCAATGCCGAACATACTCTTTGCTTGGGCGATGTTCTTGATCGTGATACCACTGATAGTCTTCTTTGCAGAACTACTTTGGCGCTTTGTACACGCATACAGCGAAAAGTTCCCAGTTGAGTAGGAGGTGAAAACGTGACAGAAAAAGAAATAATACCACAATGGAAGCAAGTACTAAAGGCAGGAGTCATCATTGCAACAGTGATTTTCACTGCCCTTGAACTAATGATTGTTAGTGGTCTAGTGACACTTCAAAACAGTCCATTGCTACCACCGAATCTGCAAACTCAAACGAACTGGTATGATAATCCAATCGTTTGGGCAATCGGTGCAGTGATCATTGTCAACTTTGCTGGATACATTGAGAACACCGTAATCAATAACCAAACCTATGATATTACAAAGTTCGGAGAAACACTATACAAATACATGCCAATGATGATTATAATCTCGCAGTTCCTGCCAAACAACGAAGCAGCTGTGTTGTCATTTGTACTCGACTACTTAAAGCGAACATTCCAGAAATAGTTCGCTCCCCTCTCTTTTTTTTTAAAAAAAAGGATTACCGGTGAGCTTTTGCCCATTCTTCCGGTGTTCCCAACGGGTACGGTTTTTGACACCTAAAGCACTGCTTTGGAACATTCTCGGGTTTATGTTTTGAAATCGCAAACGTTGAGTGATAATGACCGCATTGCGGGCAGTTAAATTCACCCACTATTTCACCTCCGGTTGAAAGTACACTTCTCTACCATTACGTTCTTTTTTAGCGAGTCCTTGTACAGCTAGCTGGTTTAGATAAGCCGATTCTACTGCTCTTGCACGCTTCGTGATGTTCGCAATGTCTGTTGCAGTTGCTCGTCCTAACTGTGCTAACACAAGAACCGTCTTACGCAAATGATCCGGCAGGCTTAGCACGGTATTCCAATCGTATCCTGATGGAGACTGCCTTTCTTTGCGTTGCAAACGTAGCTCGTCCAGAATCTGTTGTAAGAGTGCTTCAACTGTCATGGTAACACCTCTGTAGCTTTAACGTTCATTGTGTAGCTGAAGTTGCTACCAGTAGCATTTGTTGCAATAGTTAGAGTTGTAGTAATAGGCACAACACCCAATGGTTGCAGTATTTGTCCTGTGTAGTTCCATGCAACAGCTATGTACGTTGAAGCATTTACCGGATTCCAACTAGTAGTGTTGTAGCTTAGTGTTGCATTCACATTTCCTGTATTCTTAGCAAAGAAAGTTACTGCAGCCATTTCGCCTGGTGACAATGTACCCCAATCAATATGCGTCAGCGGTATTGTGCAAGCACTGTCGGCAAAAACATCGAGTCCGATTCCTCTTATCTTGCCGACGTTAGATATAGGGCGTGTAGTCGTTAAGGCAATCACTATTGCAGCAACGATTATGGTTGCAACCAAAACTCCAGCTAAGATTTTTTCATTCTGAGTTGCCATACAATCACCTCCATTTCTCCTTATCGTAATATTGCCACTAGAACACCCACTTCTTGATGAACTCAGCCTGGCCAATTGCGTAGTTGAAGTTGATGATGACATTGGTAGCCCAGTTATCGTATATAACTGAGTTAGTCGCAAGAATATAGAATGCTATGAAAACTGCCAGAACAAAGCTAGCACCGTTGATGAGGTATAGCCATTTGTTGAATTCCAAGCCATGTTTGAAGTATTCTTCTGCATTTGGCGGAGCTTCACCCTTTTCTGCTGCAGCTGTAGAAAGCTGCTTGTAATCCCGTAGCTTCTTGATCCATGGTTGATACATTGCATATAGAGATCCTGCAAGCAATATCAAGAAGGTCATTACATAGTTAACATCAATTCCTGCTGCTCTTGGTAACAGGTACTTAAGTGACAGTGGAATAATCACTGCAATAGCAACAACGACCGCAATTAGCATATACTGCATTCGTCTAAGGTTCTTTTCTATTGACATATAATCACCTCCTATCTATGAGTGTGAGGACTGTGACCCCATAGTTCAAACCTGCCCTGAAAATTGGCAGTTTCGTCTAGGGACTTGAGATACAGATTTAAAGTCTTACCGTTAGCATTGAACGGTAACGTGATAGTTGCAAATCCGGTTGGGAACATAGAAGTCCCTAATGCTGGAATATATGGAACACCAGTGATATATAACCCATCCGCACTTGGGTAGTCTACGCTATCGACTGTAACCTTTACCATTGCGAAGAGGGCTTTATCATATGCAGAACGTCTAGCGGTAACTCGAACAAACAATACGTCATGATCAACATTTGGAACAGCCAATGACCTAATTAAGGTAAACCCGGCTGTTCCACATGAGACGTTAGACCCGAAGTCTAATTGTGTTGCAGTTGCAACCACTCCTGCTGTTGGCACTGCAGAACGCATTTCACTGAAAACAACATTATCAAAGTAAAGGTCCACCCAAACATTGGGATTATAGTTGTATAATTTAATTAATGCCCATCTAGCGGTTGAAGGTGTTGTACCTTCGGCTGTTGGATGATTCCAACCCGCAACTACACTTGCAGGAAAGCCAATAGCACCAACAACAGCTGATTTGGCAGCATTCCAGAATTCTACAACGCCAATGCCATAGCCGAATGTTGCGGCAACATTCGCATAAATATCTACGCCAAAGAAATATTTCTTATTGGGTAATATTGGAATCCAGACGCAATCAAACACTAAGTAGTCGCCGGGGTCGCAAGACATTCGCAAACTATGTTGTCCTTTCCAACTATATGCTATACTCCACTCATAAAAAGGACTTCCTGCAGAATAGGTCTTTGTCCAATAGTCTGGAACACCATCGCCATCTCTGTCAATCTCAAACGCTTGGTTTGGAACCATGTTCTCCGGCGGTGCCTGAATGTCAAACAACGGATACCGCGGAATATATCCTACAACACCAGCATTGCCCTTAAAGCATAGGTAATCCTTCGCTCCCCAGTACCAAAGTTTCCTGACACCACTAGGTTCGCTACTTAAATCGTCAAGTTCAATCTTTGCAGTTTTTACAGCATTTGCATTTAACTGAAGAGTATCAACAGTGCCTGTCGAAATATACCCACCGTCAATCTTTGTAAGATCACTACCCTTCCGCCAGCTTGAAAGATACACAACCCCATCAATGAGCACCTTATCAGCATTAAGGTTGAGGATTTTGGCAGTCTTAACAGAACCGTCAACCAATATCCGGTCAGCTTCAGTTCCCGTAATTGTGCCAGCTGCAATTCTATCAGCAGTTAGGCAAGCTGTTTGTATATCTTGTGCTGTAATCGTTCCAGTTATCAAAGTGCCACCATGAATATAAGTGGCATTCCACAGCAGTATTGCAGTTCCAGTACTATTATAGACAATCATATATCTGTCTGCAGCCCAAGCTGGCTTCGTACCACTTGCTATAAAAGTTGTACCCGGCTTTGTCCAATGAATATACGGATAGTTACTGTTTCCTGCAGCTATAGCGTACGCGACTCCCTCATAAACTAATGTACATGCAGACCATGCTACATAACCAGCTGAAGGAGAGTTATTTGTCAGCACAAGGCCTGTTAAGTAGATAGACGCTACTGTCAACTTTTCTGCCGTTACAGCACCAGCTGCAATTTTGTCAGCTATTACTGCATTTGATTTTATCAGTGTTGAAGTTATTACTGGAATGTTTGTTTGGACACCTCCTAGTCTATAGATCGTTTTTACCTCTTCGGCAGATAAGGCTCGATTGTAGACACGAGCCTCATCAACGTCTATGTCAAGCAAAACATCTTCTTGGATTCGTAACGGTATTCCAGCTGAACTTTGAATGTTACCTGTGCGAGCTGTAGGTGTTCCTCTTAAAACACCGTCTATATAAAGTGACAAGTATGCTCCGTCATAGACACCAACAATATGATGCCAAGTCTCATATTGGTTCATTATAAATCGTGGGGAGTAGTATTCAATTCCAGCAATCGTCACACCAAACATGTAAGTATCTAAGAGACTAGGATCCCATGCTGGTGCATCATAACCAAATATTTTGTACTTACCCTTGCCAAGAATAGTGCCCATCACTCCACCTTTATTAGTCATTTTCACCCAAAGTGAAACCGTGAGTTTATCCCCTGTAATGTTCAAACTTGTTGAGTCAAGCGCCTCCACATAGTCGTTTATACCATCAAAACTGAGGGCTTTGCCATATTTTCCGTCAACCCATGATGCCCCATAGATTGTGCCGTTGTTTTCATATTCACTTAAATCTCTTGTGGTTATTCCTGTTCCTTCGTCAAATGGAAAGTCAAGCACTTCTCCAACTCTACTTGTAACAAATCGAATAGCAGCCGTTTGAATTTTTGAGTCTGCTACGGCATCTGCAGCAATTTTCGCTTCCGTTACTGCCCCCGCAAGAATTGCAGCTGCCTCTACAGCATTTGGCGCAATATCCAAAGCAACAATCTGCGTTGGCGTAGCAGATACTGCCGTACATTTGGCACTCTCATTTCCAGCGTTATCAACAGCTGTAATGGCAAAGTAATACAGCTGATAAGTTTCAACAGTATCTTTAGTCCATAAAAAGTACGGACGAGATGTTTGTCCAGCAACATTCAACGGCGGGTTCGTTGTTCCGTAATAAACCCTGTAGTACGAGAAGTCAGTCGCCGTAACAGGATTCCACTCTAACATCACCCCATCAACTACTGCAGTGGGCACTAGTCCAGTAGGTACTGGAGGAGCTGTAGTATTAGCGGTCGTTACTATCACTTGTGTAGTACTCCAAGCCGAAGCTTGACCTTTTGGACTTACTGAACAAGCATGTATATCATAGGATGTATTAGCATCAAGACTTGGCGTAACAGCAATAGGATCTCCTGATGAAGGTTGTTCTACGTAATAATGTGTCCATTGTGCATCAACAGTCTTTTTGTAACTAACTACATAGCCACCAGCATTAGTTACCCTTGTAATGGTAACTTGAATCCATGTTCTGAACTCGCCCGAAGTATCAACCTCTTGAGCTAAGCATGCGATGACGGGAACTGCAGGGATAACATCAGTTACATCCGTAATGACTTCCTTTTGCCCAGTTACAGGACATCCGGTCGCTAAGGTAGATTTCGCACTCTCGTTGCCTATGAAGTCGTAAGATGATACCCAGAAATAGTAGGGTGTTACTAAGTCAGTATCTATGATAATGACAGTAGCACCTGTTCGAGCAATCTCAATAGCACTGCCTGGCGTATTAGATGTGTACCGGTACACTTTGTACCCTTTCAGGTCAGCACTTGTGACTGCTGTCCAGCTAACTTTGATAGCCCTTATTAGTCCGCTAGTTGTAGCAGCTACACCTGCCGGTACAGCTGGTGCAGAAGTATCCGTAGTTGCGACTTTTGCTACCGAAGCAGTATACGCTGACACCTTCTCATCCATGTTGAAGGATGCTACTTGCAGATAATACGTAGTTCCCATTGCAACAGGAGCAGTATAAAGTACGGCATCACCCGATGCTGGCTGTTCTATATCGGCATAGTTCCATATAGTTCCTTCTCCATTCACTTTCTTCTGCCAGCGTACTTTATATCCTGACATACCGGTAACGCGATGCACTGTCACTGCAAACAGGGTTACGAACGTACCATCGGTGTTCTGAATTGATGCTGGAACTACATCATCAGTTCCGAATCCTGAAGGTGTAACTGGATCGATATCTGGTGCTGTAACTGGTGCAAAGATTCCTAACGATTCCCATTGCTCGATTTCCTCTAAATAGTCATCCAACAGTAGTTCTGCTTTTTCAACTTCAACCTCCGCATCAGTTAGTCTCTTCGTAACCTTTATAACTCGCACGACGGATGAAGCGTAATCTAGTTCTGCACAGTTCAGTATTACATAATCGCCAGCGTGAACATCATATCCCTGTACATAAGCTGGTGCCACTATAGGTGACTCTAAGGTAGTCGGAACTATACAGCCCGATGCTTCTACATTAAGGTCAGCTAGTTTCTTTGCTGCCAGTGCATTAATCGTAGCCTGATCCGTTGCTGTTCGATCGGTGAATACAGCCACTTCTGTTCCGGTACCAGCTTCGCCAACTAAAGGTAACCCGGAAGCATCCAAGCCACGGATATAGACTTTGTCCCGCTTCTTTGCTCGATCTTTTCCTCGTTTCGGAACTGTAGTATACTGTAATAGCCCTCTACCGGATGGGTAGCCAGTTCCAGCAGTACCAATGTTAATTCGCGGACTAGCTCCAGAGAAGTCTGGATAAAGGTCCTTACCGAGTACCCATGCAATGAATCGGGCTGCATCATAGCAATAAGCTTTGTCATACCGAACTGAAAGCGTCGGTGTAGTCGGACAAGCACCTACAAGGACACCAGCGCTACTTGCAATAGCTGCTAAAATAACATCTGGCGTGATAGCGTCGTAATTACCTGTATGAACTTTTCGTTGCATTTGCTCATAACATGTCTGATAGCACTTACATAGTAGTCCGCTCTGTTGAAACTCCGGTGCTCTCAATATACCAGTGAACTCTGATGTTGTGGCAGCTCCATCATTATACAGGATTTCAACAGTATGATCAGCATTAACTAACGTTCTGTTGACATCATTATTCGGTAACGTAAATGCTGCTTCAATATGTCCGTTTAAGTTCTCTTCGATGTGATCGAATACAGCGTCGGTATATTCGACTGTATCGATCTTAATGAGCCAGCCCATTCTAATACACCTGCATTTGTGACCCTTGACTAAGCTTAATGGTTATCTTGACTACACCTGGTGTTTGTGGTTCGGGGTCAAACGAATCCATTAGATAGCTACCGTCATAGAAAGCGTCTACGGAAGTAACTACCACAACAGTATGTGCCATTTCCCTAAGTGGAACAATATATGTAGACAGTAATACTGCATTTGTAACTCCTGGCGAAAACAGATAGGCTTCTAGTTCAACTGTCCTTAACCCTTTACCTGGTGAAATCACCAATGGCAACACATTAGAGGGCAACGCACGTGCCTTCGTTTCAGACGGATTCTTTTCCTTGAACTTATGCGGATACTGTGGAAGCGTAACTGTTAGGAATACATAAGTCACGCCTGATACTATTTGTGCTGTAAATGCAGGCGAGACAGTAAATGTTCCTGTTGATTGCTTCCAGCTTACTACTATACGTTTTTGACCATTGCAGGTACCACTAGTGATCTTCAAGACCATACCGGTGAAGTATCTGTCAGCTTCTGACCTTCCTGTCTGAATTAATGTCGTACCACCTGCATTTCCATTAGCATTGGTCGTTCCAGTAGCAGTTGAACCTATTACAAAACTCATGGACGTTTCCTCCTTATTCCTTCGGCAATTTTCTTATTCACAATGTCGCCTAACCTCTCAGCATCCAGCTCGGTACTGAGTGTCCCGATTTCGAAGTTATTGGTAATAGAGATGATTTGTGGCGTAGTGGTAACTACATTCGCAACAGTACCTTCTTCAGGTGGACCATAGTCTCGAGTGGATTCAACTCTTTCTCCCTTCTCTAGCTGATAACGACCTGCTCTCGGTACCCTCGGAATACCAAACTGTCCGGAAGGTATCTTCTCAAGAGACTTCAGACTCTTTTCAATCATAGAAGTCTTCAGGTTCTTTTCAATCGTTTCGACTCTGCTTGCAACTTCTTTCTCGAACTTGGATACCTGAGTGAAAACGTTTTCTGAAGTTTTCGTATCCTTTTCAAGTTCGTGCGTTTTAGATTCCGAGACTCTCTGGATACCAAATTGCCCTTGTGTCGGTTCTTCCCAGATTTTCTCCCAGCCCTGTCTTAGCTTCACTATCCGTTCAGCTATTACTTCAACTGGCCCTTCTAGAGGTTGCTTAGCTGCTACTTCAGTATACTCTCGAGTTGCCTTGACTTTTTCACCCTTCTCAGATTTGTAATAGCTAGCTTTCGGAACACGTTGTACACCAAACTGTCCTTTTAATATGTGCGTCTGGAGCCAATGCTCTTTGATTACCTGTACTTGCCTGTCAATTTCTTTAAACTTGCTAACTAGCTCCTTTTGTTTTGATACTTTCGTAAGGACTGAGCCGACATTAGCTAGTGCTAGCGAAATCAACATTTCAGGTTCTTCGACTATACCTTTAGCTGGTTCAGCTCCTTTCTCTGGCTTATAAGGCTCAGCTTTTCTTACTCTCTGAACACCGAACTGCCCTTTCTGCATAGTTTGCAGCCACTCTTTCTCGAACGTCTGTATTTGTTTATCTATGACGCTCACACGCTCACGTAGTTTTTCCGGAACAATCTTTGCAGACCGTTTTGCAAGACCTACCGCTAAGCTAGCTGGACCGGATGTTTCTCTCCTTTTTTCTGGAACTATCGGAACTCCAAACTGACCTTCCAGAACTTGTTCCTCTTTAAGCAGTTCCGTTCGTTTACTGCTCAGTTGCTTAGAGATGGCTTCTTCCAACCTAACTGTTTCTGCTTCTCTTGACTTAAAGACTTCTTTAAGGACTTCTTTTGATTTAAGAGCTTCTTCAAAGACTTTCCGTCTAGAGATATCTTCAGTAGTTTTGGTTGCTTCATCTGTAGTAATTCTATGAACTCCAAACTGTCCTTCAGGTAACGTTACTGCTTTTAATGTCTTTGCAAAATCCTTGCCTGTCTTGCTTAAACGTTGCGTGAGCTTTTTCTTTTCCGGAGATTCCCGAACTTCCCTATAACGCTTTGTAAGCGTCGTTATAGATTCTTCTTCGGTTGGTCCGTAAGTTCCTACTGATTTAATCAGTTCACCTTTCTCAAGCTGATATACGTTAGCTTTTGATGCCTTTTGTACACCAAACTGACCCTTTGGAGCTTCAATCCTCTCTCTTTTGATTGTTTCCATCTGCTTTGTTACAGTGTTGAAGTTTTGAACGAACTTCTCATTTTCCAATGACTTCTCCACATATTGCTTTACCAGAGTTATGACGGGTGCTTCCTTGACTGATCTGTATACTTCTTTTGCAGTGACGCTCTTTTCCAATTGACCAAGCTCTAGCACTCTTTGAATTCCGAACTGACCACTAGGAGTTGCTATTGTCGCTAATTGTATTGCTAAATCCTTACCGATTTCACCTATACGCTGTACAAGTGGAGACTCTATGGGTTCTTCTTCAACTGGCCCATATGTTCTTGTCGCGATTACTTTCTCGCCTTTCTCAAGCTGATACTTACCCGTCTTTGGTACACGCTTGATTCCAAACTGCCCGCCATGCTCTGCTGCTTTCGGTTCAAGATAACCCGATTCTGTAGCAGGTGGAGTAGCAAGGCCGAGCCATCTCAAGAAACCTTCGATGGTACCTTTGATTTCGTTTAATCTCTCCAGGAATGAATCGAAGAAGGAGATTGTGTATTTTTTGCCTGTTATATCTTCTAGGAACTGGAAGAATAGGCTTGTCTGCGTTCCTAATGCTGTCCACGCAATACCTGCAGTTATAAAGAAACCGCCGAATACAGTTGCTAAGCTAGGGATAGTTGAGTAAATTATTGTTTCGCATGCTGTTAGTATGCCATCAATGATTCCATTAACGGTAGTTGCAGGTAACGCTATCTGTGCTATTGATGCTATTAATTCTGCAAAAGAAACTGCAGCTACTGCACCCATTACCCAGTTCAGTGCATTCATAGTTGAGTTTACATTACCTAATGATGTATCCAGTCCACCAATTGAATCTGTCAGATTACTAAGATTTAAGTTCGCCAGATCTGATATACTCTTATTCACATCACTCACTGAGCCGTCCATACCGTGGAACTTACCAGTAACATCATTAATGGAACCAATCAATTGATCATTTGTAGTAAAGAGTGAACCGGACATTGAGTCATAGTATCCGATGATATTACCTGTGCTATCTTTTACATCATTAGTAAGGGTATTAATAGTGTATATGATATTGCCATTTGCATCAGTAATTGTCCACTCCATCTTTGTAGCAGACGAACCTAGCTTATCGAAGCCCTTCGAAATATCCGTTGCCGATGCCGTTGCAGTTTGCGAAAGTCCCCACAATATGACTCCAAGTATCGCGAGAGTTGAAATTGTAGTCACAATAGCCAGTTTCAGGTGATGCATTGCAACTGTATTTTTCACAGTCTGTACTAACCACCACTTCTTGGCTTCTGTAACAAAGTGAATCGTTGACCCAAGTACTGTAAAGATTGGGCCTAAAACTGAACAGACCATTCCTAGCATTAGCATTACAGATACTAGTGGAATGATGATAGGTAAGAGCGGTCCCAGAGCAGATAATAGTTGTGCAAGAACCGTTACAACCTGAATTATCATTGGTGCCATTCCAGCCAATGCGATAAACAGCTGGCCAACTGCTGTTGCCAAATTAGCCAATGCTACTTGTGCTCCTCTGGTAACAAGGAATTCACTAAGTACAGCTAATACTTTAGTTAAGGTAGGTATTAATGCAACTGCAAGTGATGTCTGTATGCTAGTCCAAACTGCCTGTAATCCTAACCACAAAGCCTCAACTGCTGGTCCTCGTGAAACTAATGTATCCATAGTATTAGACAAAAGCTTCTGAGTGTCTGATGTTGCAAGTCCCTGAGTCTCAAGCAACGCTAGCGCATACGCAACGTCCATTAATTTATCAGGCCAGTTAGCGGTAGCCTTTACGGCATCAGTGAAGTACTTAACGAACTGTGATAGGGTACGAATTATCCTCTGTAAACTGAATGTAACGATGAAACCAGTGAAACCAACTTTTCTACCGAAACCCGATATTGCCTTACCTAGACCTTCCCACTTTTTAACTCCAGCCATTTCTTGCTCTTGTTGCTTTTCCAACATATCAGTAAACATACTATAAGCTGGAGCTGTTCGTCTTACTGCATTAAGTTTTTCTGCCCAGACTGCACTGGACGCTCTAAAACCCTTTGTCTCATCGCCTAACGAAGCATTGTATTTACGTAATGCCGTGTCAGCAACCAAATACTGCTTGTAAAGTTTGGCTACTTTCTTTTCCACACCCGCTACTACTTCTGGATTATCCTCTACCCACTCCAGAATAATCTGCATTTTGTCTTCAGCCATATTCTTCTTCCTCGATCTTATCCCTTACAGATTTAGATTTCTTCTTCACGGTAGCCCCTAAAACAGCTGCATCAAAGAAAAGTCTCTCTGCAGCCGACCCGTGAACTTCTGCAATATCACAGGGTCGTTGCCCGAGAGTAACAGCAATTGCCCCAACCTGCCTACCTATCAGGCTATTCGCGAAAGGTTTCGTTGTCTTTGAGAGCTTCAGTAGAGAAGCCTGAGAAGTCGGTGATGATTCCGAACAGTTCAAATTGGTCCTCTATTGGAATGTCGTCAACGTTGATTACAGTATCTGATGACGGGTCAGTAGACGATACCTTCGGGTCGATTATACAATTCGGCAGCGCATCCCGCATTGCGAGAATCAGCTTTTCGGTTTTTATCGGGTCTGAAAGTTGTCCTTTCAGATCCGATTGCATTACATCCATTTCTTTCGATATCTTCATGTCGATAGCGTTGAAGAACTTCGCCATAGCAGGCAGTGGCATTTTTCGAATCTTGTATATGTTTCCGGATTTACATGTTACGACTTTTGTGGATTTCTTTACCAGCTCACCGGCCGTTGTTGGTTTGTTTTCACTCACGTTTTCACCTCCTCATGCAGTTGCTATTTTGTTGATTAGTGTAGCAGCGAACAGATTTGACGAGCCTTCGACAGTTCCTTTGTAACCTTTGAAACTCACTGTCTGCATAATCTTGTCGCGCAGTTCTATGGGAGCGTCAACTGCTGTCAGTACAACTTTTGGTGCCTGTATCTTTAGTCGATAGTATGTATATTCTCCAGCTCCTCCAGTTACGTCACCCGCGAAGTTCAAACTTAACGCAACTGCTGCAGGTGCTTGTATTGGTGCTGCATCGGCCTTGACTCCTGTCCAGAACATTCCTTGTGCATTCCAATCAGAGAACAACAGATCCATTTCACCTTCAAGTGTCCCTTCGCCAGGTGTAAAGCACTTCAGTAGGTAGTCCGTCATAGCATACATGTCGTCCGGAACCTTCCTCGCATAAGTCAAGCTTATGGCGTCAACACTTGCGATTTCGTCTGACTCTGCCAGATCCCAGTAAATCTTCCCATCTATAGCGAAGAAGGGTCTTACTGTGCTTACCGTACCTAATGCAGTGGCAGTAACCTTAGCGTCTTTCTGTGCTAGCATACTAAACGTTGCACTCAGTGGATCACCTGTACGTGCTTCAAATCTTCCACTAATTGGTATGCAACTCGTGAACTGATGTGCAGAAGCTACTACTGCGCATACGTCTGGTACTTTGTAGAATGTTCCAAACTTCAGCGTATCACTTGGCAAGAACACGTGCTTGTATCTGCCGCCTGCATCAGTGGATGTTGTTGGTGCACCCATAAGGTACTTAAGCATCTTGATTAGGTTGTCTGCGGAAGCGTACATCGCAATGTCTCCTACGCACTTATACTGACCCGGAGCCATATACTGTGGACCAGAGTATATCATGCTTGGCGCTGCGATGAACTCACGTTCTGGGTGCAGGCCTATGGAGCGAACGTCAAGAAAAGTGGTGGGTGGTGATACTGCCGTACCGAAGACTGTTTCATCAACTATAGCTAGATGTCTTGGCATTTAATCACCTCCCTTATGGTGCTGTGATCCTGTTTTGTAGTGTTGCAGACAGCAGGTTGGTACTACCCGAAACAGTTCCACGATATCCCTTGAAGCTTACAGTTTGCATGATCTTATCGCGTAGTTCAATTGGTGCATCGACAGCGGTTAGAACTATGTTCGGACATAGTATGCGACAGCGGTATTTTAGAAGTACGGCTGGTGCCGGCAAAGCATCACCGTTGAGGTCGAGATCCAATGCAACTGGTACTGGCGCTTGTATTGGTCCTGCACCACTTGAAACTCCTGTCCAGAAGTATCCTTGCGCGTCCCAATCTGAGAACAGTAGATCCATTTCACCTTCCAAAGTTCCCTCGCCTGGCACAAAGCATTTGAGTAGATAGTCGGTCATTGCGTACATATCATCAGGTATCTTTCTCGTGTAGGTCAGACTTATAGCGTCAACGTTCGTTATTTCCGGAGTTTGACCTGGTTGAGCCCAATAGAGCTTTCCATCGATTGCGAAGAATGGTCTTACGGTACTGACTGTTCCTAATGCTGTTGCTGTAACCTTTGCATCTTTTTGTCCGAGCATACTGAAAGTAGCACTAACTGGATCGCCTGTACGAGCTTCAATACGCATGCTGATTGGAATGCAGCTGATGAACTGATGTGCACTAACGACAGCAGCACACACATCTGGTACTTTGTAGTATGTTCCGAACTTTAGAGTATCAGAGGGTAAGAAAATGTGCGAATAGTTTCCTGTAGCTCCATCCTGCGCTGAAGTTGGCGTTCCACCAAATAGATGCTTGAACAGTTTCATTAAGTTGTCAGCAGATGCCCACATTGCGATATCGCCTACGCATTTGTACTGTCCAGGAGCCATGTATTGCGGACCGGAATAGATCATACTAGGTGCAGCAATGAATTCTCTTTCTGGATGTAGGCCTATGGAGCGAACGTCAAGAAACGTTGTCGGCGGCGTCACTGGGGTTCCAAATACGGTCTCGTCTGCTATTGCTAGATGTCTTGGCAATTTCTTTCACCTCCTCTACAATTTCAAACTGGCCAGATTCGATCAATATTTCAGCTTTTTCTAGGGGTACTTCTTTAACTTCGCCTGGCACGAAGTTAATGCCTTGTGCTTCACCAGCATAGGCCCCGTTGTATTTCACGAACACTTTGTCTTTCACCATTTTCTCATGTCCTTATTTTATGGACGATGATACGCAGTCCTATCCAGTGTCCCTCAACACCTTCACCAAGACCCCTCCAGTTGGGTATTATTTGTTGCGCTTCGAGACCACATGCTGTACTACTGAGGGTTCTATCTGCAATCAACGCGTCGTAGATTTTACCGACCAACTCGAGGAGTGTCATATAGCCTTGTTTGGGGTCAGGATCGTTGACCACTATTCCGAAATCAAAAACAAAGTCATTGATATCGGAAAGGAATGTTAGAGGCTTAACGTTTATTGGTAACGGGCAAACGTAGCAACTGGGGTAGTTATCGGGTGGGTATTTTTCGCCGTAAAAGACGTGACTGTTGAAGACTTTGTTTCCATCAGTGTCTTTTAGTCCATCAGCTAAGGTGACTAGTGCATCCCAGACTGCAACGTAATCAGCATACCATGTGGTCATGTGTGAAAACCTCGTTTAATTTCATCGAGAGTGAATTGGAGTGCTAGTGGTTTCAAAGCATTAATCATTTTTTGGCGGAAGTGGTGGGCTTTGATTCCGGGATGAGTACCAATATCTTTACGCTGTTGTGCTGCAACCTTTGCTAGATACTCTGCCCTACTCTCTATACTTTTACCAAAAACCGCACTCTCCTGCTCCCTAGCTTTATGCTGAACAGCATGAGCCAATTCATGTCGTAGAGTAGCTTCTTTATGTGGTCCACCCATAGCAATCTCAATTGATCGAGTTTTAGTATCATACACCCCATAGGCTTCTATGTTGGGATATCCTGGAGTACGACTTTTGGCAAGGAGTATAGATTTACCAGGCAACTCTTTAATAGGCGTAGTTAGTGCAGCCCTTGCCTCTATAGCAGTGTATCCTCGATATTGGGCAGCTCTAAAAACCTGACGTCTCGGTGACATTTCTTTATTAACTAAACGTTTGCCAATTGCTGGTACATACCTACCCGTACTCTCCCCAGTACCTTCATCAACAAACATCGCATACGGAGCATCCCAATAAAACCTTACTGACCTCTCCGTCTGCTCACTCCTAAACGATGATTGGAGTTCTCCAGTTTTGCCCTTAGGAACTATCTCAACATTCAATCGGTTAGCTTCTTCAACTACCCTAGTAATCGCATTATTAATGAGTGCACCCGGCTTTACATTAATCCACCGTACCTTTCCGCTCACGTTTAGGGTAAGTCGAGCACTCATGTTGTCGCCTCTTTCTATTATGCGTTGATTGCTTATTATATTTTGTTGTTTATCTGTTTAGCTTGTACTTCCTGTAGGGTATTATTAGTTATTATCCAGAACCGTATTTTAGGTAAAATTGTTTTCATCCAAGCCATTTCTTCATAAAACCTCTCTGTATCAATAATAAACCACACTTCCTCATATTGACGTAGATATCTAATACATTGTCCAATTCCGGTAGCGAAACAACTGTAACCATAGACGCCTCTACGTGTGTACTTGACCTCAACAGCTATTTTACTATCAATTATAATATCAGGTCTAGGACCTTTAATACTAACATCACTATCATACGAGTACCATTCTGGCACTGCATCGTAACCTTGACTGATTAATTGAATAGTTACTTTACAAACAAGAACATCTTCATCAACAGCCTCGCAGAGACATTTCGAAAGCTTCCTCGTTTTCACCTGTATCCTGTCAAGTGCACTATTTAAAATAGTATTACATCTTTCTACCTTATTAACAGGTACTGGCATTTTAGTTACACCTTATAGTTTAGACTTCGTAATTCCCGTTCTGAACTTCAGTTATCAATGATATTGCGCTTCCGATTATGGGTCTATTTGCGACAGTTCCCCTCATTGCTAAGCCTAGAAAGTACCCTGCAAACCTCTCGTAAATCTGTAGGTTCATCATTACTGGAGCAGGTAACCTTCCTGCAGTTCTCTCATACATAGCTGCATACGCAAGATAGACTTGGTGACCAGCAATTGCAAGTACAGCATTATCAACAGATGCTACAGTCGCAACCTCTGATTTCTCAGCATCTACTTGCGCAGTCGCTAAGTCAATCCACCTCTGGATAACTTCCGGCTTAACCCTATCCTCAGATAGATTGTCTAAGTACTCTCTAACTGCCTTGATCTCAACAGTCACATTATCCCTCCTATGCAGTTGGTTCCTTATCTACCACTTGCCAAACAAACTCTAGAGTATGTTCGACAACTCCAGCTTTTTCGAACACGAACATTCCATAGTAGGTACCGGGAGTAACGTTAAAGTCAGCAGCGATGGGTACGAAAGTGATTCTAGTGTCTGGATTAATGAAGGCGATTGTACAGCTTTTACCGTCAATAATTTTGGTTGTTCTCGCTTTATTCCAGACGTATATTTTTCCAGTGCAGTCACTGTAGTTCACATTTTCAACTACCCCGGTGTATCCTCGACCGCAGTCTCCTTTTACTATTTCGAAACTCATTTTTAATACTTCCTTGCGAATTTGAGTATTTTCTTAACTACCTTTGACTCAAGTATCTTATCAGCTAGTTCGATAGTTAGTGTTCGGTTAGCTAGTTTAAGGATCTCAATCATTGCAACAATTACTTTCGTAGCAGTACCAACTGTTGCTATGGTCATTGTTGCTGACGCGTAGACAAAGAACTCTAGGAAGAACTTTCTTCCTTTAGCTATAGCTGTAGTGGTAATTTGGGCAGTCACTTTTCTGATGCTCTGGAAAGTTCGCTTCGTGCTTCCGATTAACGTTACATTAGAGCTTATGATTCTTTGTATCACGAGTCTTCTGATTGTTGTGCCAGCTTGTACTAAAGTTGCAACACCAATTCGAACAACTGTTCGAAGTCGTCCGGCATTACTTACCAAACTCAGAGTTGCCGCTCTAGCTCGCTTAAACACCGTAATCTTTGTGATAGTCGCTGCCATTAACAGTGTTACAGATCTGAAGCGTATTACAACAGCTGACCTTTTGATTACTGCAGCTAAGTTCAATGTTGCTGAGACCAATCTGAAGAAGGCTCTTGCACCTAAGGCAGAAGCTGACATCGCCATAGAAGCAGTCGTATGCTTAATAAGTGTGCTGACTCTATGGGCAGTTGCTGCAACTGTTACAGTGATAGAAGCGAATCGAGTTACTATTATGCCACGAGCTGTATTTCCTACCATCGTTAAAGTTGCTGATGCTACTGCAACAAGTCCAGATAGTATTTCAGCAGTTCCGTGAAGGACAACTCCTGCAGAAGCGAATCGTGTAATGATGATTGCTCGGAAAGTACTTCCGGCAGTAACTATTGTTGCTACTGCGCGCCTTATGACTAGACGCGTTGTCTCTGTAAGGGCAACTAATGATACTCCTGCAACTGCTTTGCGTACCGTAGCGTACAATCTTGTTGGTACACCCAATATGCTAACAGCTGCCGTAACTCCTCGTGTAAGTATCAGCTGTTTTGCAGTTGTAGCACTGAGTGCTATTGAACTTGCGATGTTTCTAGCTAATGCCGTCAATCTTCGTGGAGTTCCGACTAGACTGATTGAAGCAGCATTTAACTTGGTTATTATGACTGATCGCATTGCTGCAGCACTAGAGGTAATACTGGCACTCGCAATTGCATACAGTCCGCTCAGTGCTGCAGTGATACCAGTTATGATAACACTTACTGATGCGAATCTTGTCACTATAATGCTTCTTAAGCTTGTGCCAACCATGGTTAGCGAAGAGATTGCAGATCGAACTTTGTTCGCAACACGTACAGTTGTACTGGCGGTAGCTATTGCCGCAATTGTTGACCTAATGGATATTGAAATTCGCGTAGCGGTACCAACAAGCGTTGTTGTAGCTGAAACTACCCGAATGAATATGCTACTTTTCATAGTAGTAGCTGCTATGCTAATTGCGCTTGTTGTGAACCGAAGAGCTCCTTTCAGTCTACTTGCAACTCCTACTACGCTAAGGGTAACTACGCCGAATCTGGTTACCACAATTGTCCTTACTGCTGTGGCTGCAGTATTGATACCTGCACTGGCAACAGCAAATATTCCGCTTAGCAAGTTAACGATGCCAACTATGCTAACACTTGCGGATGCAAATCTTGCTACTATGATACTTCTTAGACTTGTGGCTGTCGCAACTATTGAAGAGGTTGCGAATCGAACTTTAGCCGCGAAATATGCAGCTGTTCCGGCAGTAGTTATAGATGCAACCACGGATCTAATCTTGATTAGAGTCCGTATAGCTGTACCAGAGAGAGTTGTTGCAGCTGTAGCCATTCTTGTAAATATACCGTTACTGCGAACGGCAGTAGCAACTACACTGAGTGTGCTTGTGGCGGATCGGAAAGCTCCTGCAAACCTACTTGCGACTCCAATGAGGCTAACTGAAACGGCATTGAATCTGGTTACTATAATCGACCTGACTGCAACTGCTGTAGTAGTGATGCTAGCACTAGCAGTGGCTATCAATCCGGCTAGTACCTCAATTGCTGCTGTTATGCTTGTAGCAGCTGCTGAGAACCTTATCATAACTATCTGACGAACTGCTTGCCCAACTGTTATAACACTTCCTGCTACAGCTCTTGTTGCACTTACTATCCTACCCGTTACAGCGTTAGTAGCAATTCCAGCAGTCACTCCTCTAATCTTAGTCAAAAGTCGTACAGTTGTACCTGCTATAGTCATAGTACTGGATACTTTCTTAATGAGTGCCGCCATCCGTGATGTTGTTCCTAATATTGTGACTGCAGCAGTTGTGAGTCTTGTTGCTACTACTAACCGAATGGTGGATCCGATGGCAGTAATTGATGCGACGTTAGCTCGTGAGAATAGGACATTACGAACCACAGATGCAGTAGTTTGTATTCCAGCAGCTACATCTCTGAAGAACGCCCTTGCTCCTAGTACACTTCCTACTAAACTGACTCCGGCGGCTTTGGTTCTGATCGCAATGATACTTCTGATAGTCACTCCAGCTGTAGCGATTGACGCTGTTACACTCCGTATCTTGGCTTGAAGTGCTTTAGTAGCAGCCGTTAAGGAAAGTGAACTGGCAATCAAACGAACTATTGTCAGCGCTTTGCTAGTAGCTCCTGTAACTGTAACAGCTGCCGTTGTTATCCTCAACATGAGAAGTCTTCGCAAAGTTGTAGCAGCAATAGTGGCTGTAGCCGTTACTGTTCTAAAGCTAGCTTGTACCCTGTTAGCTGTGCCAACCATTGTTAGGGTGATTGTAGCAAATCTTACCCGAAGAACTGACCATGCTGCATTTCCAACAGCTGATAGGGTAGCTGTATTAAAGCGAGTTTTGAGAGCATTCCGAATAGTACTTCCAGTTGCAGTTATCGAGCTACTTATAAGTCGAGTGAAGTAAACAATCCTTTTAGCTGTTCCGGTAACCGATACTGTTGCACTTAGAAGTCTATAGATAACTATGGAACGTATTGTTGATCCTAAAGGTCTGATAACAGCTGTCGCGTACCGGAAGAACTCTTTTGGTACTCTACGACACCATGCAGTACCTGCTAGAACGAAAGAACTAGCTGCTTGTCTAAAGCGATGTCGTATTCTAGAAGCCGATCCAGCTATCGTAAAGCCGCTTGCTAAAAGTCTAGATAATATAGTAGTTCGCATTGTGCTACCAATCATAGAGATAGCTTCAGCTGCTTTTCGTGTAGCACTTTTTATACCTGCAACTATGCCAGTAAAATTGAGGGCACTAGAAATAAGTCTGGTAGATACAACTTGTCGAGCAGCATTACCGATAGTCGTAACGGTGCTGGCTACTGAACGTAGTAAGCTAGTCAGTCGCTGTGTAACTGCAGAAATGCCGATTGATGCCGAACTATATCGTGGAGAGTTTCGAAGACGCCATGTGGTACCAGCTAATCCAATTGCTGTAGTTGTTGTTCTTACCACATTAATTAATCTAGCAGACTGCCCGATAAGATTAGTTGAGACGGCCTTTGCGCGAACTAGATTCAACAATCTTGCTGTATTAACAGTTCCAGAAATTGCTGCACTAGCCTTTCTAACGAAAGCAGTTATCTTAGTTGTTGTAGCAGCCAACCCTATTGTGGCAGTTCTTATCCTAATAGCCAACATTATTCTGAGAGCAGAACCAGCTAGTGCTATAGCTGCGGTCTTTATGCGAATTAGAAGTAAAGTCCTCGCTGCACTCGCGACAATTCCTAATCCGACGCTTGAGAACCTTGTTAAAACTGCCGTTCTAGCTACAGTTCCAACTTGAGAAAGTGTACCAGTAGTAGATCGTGATGCCATTAGAATCTTACCGGTTAAACCAGCAACTGAGGTAACTGCAGTAGATACCCTTATTGCTAGCAAACTCTTCAGGGTTGTTGCTGTTGTTGAAATTGTAGCAGTAACCGCTCTCAGATTTACTCCTAGTCGCTTTGTTGTTCCAACAATTGCCAATGTTCCGGCAGTTGCCCTTGTTGATACTCCTAGTCGCTTTGTTGTTGCAGAAAAAGTGGAAATGCCTGAGGACTTTCGAAATCCGATAAGTGACTTACCGCTAATACCTACTAAACCAACAGCTGCAGCCTTTACGCGAACCAGCAGTAGAGTCCTTGCTGCACTTGCGACAAAGGCAACGGATGAACTCGCTATTCGAAACCCACCTAAAGCTCTACCGCTGTTTCCTGCTAAGCCGACAGATGTAGGTAGTTTCCGAGTGAGAGTAGTCGATCGGATTGCATTTCCTGCCGTAATCATTGCTACAGTTGCTAGTCTTTCGTACAAGCTGATATCGACGTTTTTATAGCCGGTCGGAACTGGTAAACCAGTACCAGTGACAGCTGTTTGTTTCGTAACTCCTTGAGCTGTAACTTTCACTACATCGTTTTCGGCGTAGTCCGATGTGAATTTGGTTTTGTCACCTAAATCTACATAATATTTTCCACTGCTATCTGACGTTGCTGCGTATTGCTCGCCTTTCGTATCGTTTCTTATTGTGACTGAAACACCTACCTGTATGACACCATTAAGTTTTAGTATTCCTCTAATGACATACGGGTTTTGTGTTGTCACGGGTACGTATGCCTCCAATAGCCAGCCACGTTACAGAGAATATAGAATTTTCCGTCTGAAGTAACTGGAACTGTTGCGTCTCCACCCCAATCTGGAAAGAATACGTAGCGTGTGCCGTTCGCGTACTCGAAAACAAATTCAACGTAGTTGATTGAATCAGTGTAGAGACTTGTATTTACCTGACTCAACGTATGTCCGACGTCAGCCGTGCATGTAGTGAAGCTGTTCCATCCAACTGTTAAAGGAGTACGCGCCAACACATGAATGTATTGAGTTGTTGTGTTTGCCCAGTTATTGTTGGTATCATTTGCGACTATATACCATGCGATATAACATTCTGTTGCTGGTAATGTCCGCGTGAAGTTGCTCCACGTTGCAGAACCACTCAGATTTAAAGTTCCGTTTTGCTGCATTGTTCCGCTGCTGTTCCAATAGAAGAGTGAACAGTTCATGCCAGTGAATGACTGCCAATAAGTTCTGAAAGTTACGTTTAGATTGATGTATGTGTCGCCGTCCACTCCGACATTCGAAACCACTATCGGATAGAAATATTTTCTTCCAGTGGGTAAATCTCCCAATCTAGTAACATCTGTTATTCCTGTCCATGAACTGTTGAATGCGACACTGTAAACGCCCGAACTTGCAAATTTGTAATCAACTGGAACGCCACCATAGATAAAACGCAAAGCACCTTCAGCGCAGATGCTTGTCTTGACAGTTCTCGCCGTCATGTTTATTCCGAACAGTTCTGGGTCAACATCGTATGCGTCAACATAAGTCATTTCTTGGAGCGGAAAGGCGATGGTAGTGTTTATCGGTATCATTCCCGTAATTAAGTGTTGCATTAAAGCTCGGATTGTTGCAGTATCACTTGTTGTAGCATCATTGCTAGTCCATTTGAATTGTTCGGTTGCGGGCACAAAGCACCATCCGTTAGGCTGATATAAGCTATACCACACTTCTTTCAGCATGTCCTTCATGTTGTCTTGTGCGGTAGAGTTCAAAACCGAATAAACGCCGAGAAACGTAGCCCATGCCGAAGGAGTATCCAATAAACGTCTTTGTGGATTGCCCGTATTGAAGTGAATCACATAATAGGTCGATTCTGTTGGAGTCAATGAAGTCGTCCATTGTGGAGAGAGCCATTCGTTTTCGAAAAAGCGTTGATATGTATCTTCGGTGAGTCTATCTGCGTATGGAATGTCTGATTTAAACCATCTTAACATAGCGATGATTCGCAAAAAGTACGCGCCCGAACATTCGTAACCTAAAGTGAACGGTTGATATTTGAAATATCTATCCGTATCATTCCAATAGTTATCATTGAGGTAACCCCAAACGTCAACCGCATCGTCTAACGCGCCCGTTACGCCGAGTTCATGGAATACAAGATAGGACGAGAGCGTTGATGCTGCCTCATCGTAGAATCTATTCATAAAGGTAGTAGCGTTGCCGTCTGCGAACACCACCCAAGTTATGTGTTGGTTCGTGGTGTTTACGTGGATGGCGTCTCTGAAAAAGTTCCACGCCTTCGTCTTGTTCCATTTATCGGTCAAGTAGCCAAATTTTTCGGCGTAATAGTAACAAGAATATAGAACGTCTCTGTTAGCGACGCGATAGCAACCTTTGCCGTCATACGTGTAAGTAAACGGGAGTTCGCCTTCTTTCGTCAAGTTCCCTAGCGCATACTTTATCGATTCTTCCCTTTCGATCCCAAGCTTCGCCAGTCTTGTCGACCATTCCAAGACACCAACCCAGTCGGTTTGCGCGGCTAGAGAATCTATCATGGATTCAAGGTCGGTCACGTTTGTCTTTCCGAAAAACAAGCCATAGTACGAGCTTCCTGTTTCCGTCCAATTCAATGCTTGCGCGTCCAGATAGAAACGGAGTCTATTCACTAAAGTCCAACTGTGAACGTATAGGCGCGCATAGTCTATCTGGAAAAGCGTGGCTGAATCATTTGACAAGAACCGTACTTTTAAACCGCTAAGTAGCGCTGGACTCCAAGAAGACGGCGTAAGCGTTCCGTTCATTACCGTCCATGTTGTCGCCGTAGTCGCATAGGTGACGTTGTACCAAGAAGTTGTGTTCCAAAATTCAGCGATGATGGTGCTTGCGGTGACATTTTTGGAGAAGTTAAGTTCCAATTTCAGTTCAATGACCCATTGGTACTCGAAAGTGGAAAGCGTTGGAAAAGTGAAGTTGCCAGTGCGGTTTCCGCTGTATTCGGTTTTCAAGTAGTTGGTGGGATAATCGGCAGCGCCAAGCCACGGTGCTGCCCCTACCGCCGTCCAGTTGCCATTGTCCGAACCGTTTATCGCGACCGTGTTCCAGTCCGTATAGCCGTCATACGTTACGGTGAGACTCTGCAACCCCGTCGTGTTCCAATTGTCACTCGTATCGTTAAACCATTCTTGCCATTGAACCGTCGTGCCCACCGTGGCGTTTAGCGTCTTAGTTTTGTTGCCCCAGTCTGGAGTTGTTGTGAACGCTGTCCAAGTTTCGTTTTGCCACGCACCCGTGTTGTTAGTTCCGTATATGAAGCCGCCAGTAGTTGCTAGTCCCGTTTCATCCGTGCATTTCGCATAGAAATTGGTTGGTTGCCCAGTAAAGGTTGAATTTGTAGCGACATCCGAATAAGTAGGCGGTCTAATGTCGAGAAAGCGAGTGTAAGAGCAATAGATGCTGAAGTTATACTCAGGAGAACTGCTAGGAACGTATGGATTGGGAAAGCCGTCGCTTTCTTCATAGGCTTTGTTTTGAAGTTTGCCTCTAGACACGTTCAGCGTAAGATCATAGGCCGCATACACGTTGTTGTTTGCGCCCCAGTATTCAGCCCATACCACAAGAAGATAGTCCTTGTATGCGAACATGCTTGGTTTCGGAGTTGAGAAATTGAAAGTGTACCAGACGAAACTTGTGGTCAGTGCAATGTAGACTTGTTGTGTTTTACCGACAAAAACCAAATCCGCATAGTTGTAGATCGCACATTTGGCATAGGTCGATGCGGCAGCCGCCCCTTTCAACGCGACTGTCATGTTTTCTGCTCTGCCGTCTTCGGTGATGTTAAAGACAGTGCCAGCAATGTATTCAGAAGTGTTAAACGATATGAGAGTGGAAGAAGCACCCAATGTTGTTTTTCCAAGGTTGGCAGTGTTCGACACCGTGTAGGTGCAATAGATGCTGAGTTTTTCGTCATAATGCGATGGAACAAACGGGTCTGGAAAACCGTCGTAAGTTGATGAGCTTTTATAATGTTCTTGATTCGTATCGCCCATGTTGTACGCGACACAGCAAGTTCCCGCTAGACTTTGCGCCCACGCTTCCAAAAGATATTCCGTGCCACCCACAATGGCGGGAGAACCACTGAAGTTGAATTGATACCATGTCGCCACGTTTGTCAGCGCGATGGTGCGTTCAGTCGTTGCGGCAAGCAGACTCAGGTTGCCGTGGAAGTAAATTGCGGTCTTTATCTTTCCCGTCCACGCCGAACTTGTCCATCGTATCGCGACATACATGCAAGTGGCGATGCCGCTTTCGGTGGCGGTGAACAAACTGCCGTCAATCTGATTTTCAATGGTTTGAGTGCTTGCGCCTATCGTTTCATAACCAAAGTTTCTCGTTGTTCCAGTCGACGGCGTCGGCGGAAACAAGATTGGAATCGCAAAGAACGAAGCTAAGAAAACGATTATGATTGTGACGGCCGCTATGAGCCAACGTTTGAACTTTACAAGTTTCGCTTTCACTTTTTCCATTTCGCCACATTCTCCTTCGTCGTATAGGCGTGCTTCCGATTGAAGCAGTACCACAGTTTCCAGTTAGGTGGAATAGTTTTTAGTGAAGGATTTGTCCAGTCTAGCACTGTATTATATAATGTAACGAAAACGTGGTAACTAGTGCCGGTATCATAGACGTTTACTAAAACGTCGTAATACGGTATGGTCTTTTGCGCCAAAATCATGTTCGCTAGAAGAATCGCACCATCTTCACAGTCGCCGAACTTATCCGCTAGAGTTTCATTCGGGAAGTTCCAGTAATCTTTATTCCTGTCATCTTTATTCCAGTCTGGCTTATACTGGATGTTTGCAGCAACCCATTCTAACAACGTCTGGTTCGGTTGTAACTCAACAGACACACTTTTGTTTAGAAAGTCCACTACATTGATCGGTTCACGTCGTTTAGTGCGTTCGATCATTTGGACTCGTGTAAGTCCAAGCTTACGCATCTTCAACCATTCGTTGAACCAATCGCACATTTACGTCACCATCCATGCGTATCGATTGTACGCATCTTTTGTGTCATCCTGTAAATCAAAGATATTGCGACCTTTGAAGAACTCGGCTGCTTGTGCCCTGTATTCTGCAAAGTGCATATCGTCCAATATGATTACTTTACTATTAAGTGATGGAAACAGTGGTGCACGATCCTTTTCAGCAAGTCCGAGGTCAAGGAGCGTTAAATCGTACTGCATGTTTCCAACTGCCACTTCATCGAGTAGAAACATTCTATCAGTAGATAGCTTATGCTGAGTTAGAAACTGCCTAGTTTTCTCTAACCATGCAGGATCAGTATCTACTGTTGTAACTTCAGCCCCTGATTGTCTGAAAAGAAAGGACGAGAATCCGGAACCGAGATCCAGAATCTTCTTCGGCTTCAGTGACCTTAACAACTTATCCAGATATACGCATAGTTCCCACGAAATAGTCCATACTGGATCTGAGACCCCTTTAATATACTCCAGGTACGCTTCTTTCAACCCTTCCGGAGGTTTGTAACCTATAGTGTCCCTAGCCATCCTGAGTTGATATTCAGGAATACCGGCTAGTTGCAACTCTTCAGGTGTCAAGTTCATCTCTTTCATCAGTAGCTCTCTGAAATGGTCTAATCTACCTTCACTACGGAACCTCTTAACTACGTTCCAGAGTACATTCATCTCATAGGTTTCGTTGGTGACTACATATGGGGTCGCAATATGTCCAAGGTTGAGACCGGTATCAACGTATACTTGGAAATCGAACTTCTTAGCCTTTAAGCAAAAGTAGATATCTTCCTGTGCATTACCTTTTTCATAGCACTGAAACCACGGTCGAGGTACTTTCTCGAATACTTCTCGCTTGATGAGCATGAAGCCGGTTCCAACCATATCAACCGGCATGATTTGATTATAGGGGAACGGTAATGGTGTCCTGTAAATACGTCGTTCGGGTACCCAAAAACCAAAACAGGGGACGTGATCTCCACCTTTCTTGTAGACAGTCGCGCCTATGATGGGCTTGTCAGCTTTCAGCAACTTCTCTATTGCACCAGGAACACCAATGGTATCAGAGTCCCAAAAGAGTAAATGTGTACAGTCGGTTGCCAGGAACTTCTCTACACACTTGTTTCGTTTCTCATCAATCGGTATAGTGTATCCTGATTCTACATGTATGTTGGTAATATGTTCCCCAGAGGTTTGGAGTATGGACTCTAACACTAACGGATGCATTTCCCTAAGAATAGGGATGGCCAGGAAGACAGAAGGCATAAAAAAACCTTCCGTCTAGCTCAGCGAAATCTTGTCCCACTTTGCTGTCAGCTGGTCGTCAGATTCGAGGGCCACAGGCGTAAATGTTGCTTCGAAGTACATGTCACCTGCTGATGCGGAGTCAAACAATCCCATTAGTTGGGCGGCAGCGACAGTTGCAGTTGCTGTGAAAGTCTTCGATAGTATACACTGCCCAGTGCTACAGTCTACAACACTATAGGTTCCTTCTGCTCGTGCAAGACCTGAAAGTGTGATTTCTGCAGCTAATAGGGTGTGTGTTGCATTTGGTGCCCCAGCACTTTCAGACAGGGCAATATACTTCGCTACGGTCTGCGTAGTTGCAGTATTGAACAGACGATCTTTCGCAGCTTCCAAACCTGTATTATTGGTAACGTTGTGATTCTCATAGACTTCAACTTCTTCGTTGTAGATTACTTTTCCGTCCTCATCTCTCAATGCAATACGTGTCTTCGGATCTCGTTTTGCTCTGCGAACTTCAAGGACAACTCTGTTTGGACCGATGTGCATTTGTGGTTGCTGAGATTTCCTAGCTCCTCCTAATAGACCAAATATGTTTCTCATTCTTTCCACTCCTTTTATGTTCTTACGGCTTCTCGGACTGCCAGTTTGAGCTGTGCTGTCTCGAGCCGTTAGATTCTCTCTATACCGGATTTAATGATTAAACCTAGACAGGTGAATGCGAAACTGATTGTAAGGAACTTCCACCTGTCCAACTTTACTTCTTTTTTCACTCGTGTATTTTCCGCCAAGTTGTTTGCTTGTACTATATCGTTGAACTTAGCGTCAAGGTCTGCGATCTTCTTTACTATCCCACTAGTGAGATCAGGGCCGATAATAGCATTTTCTATCCTACTCAGTGAAGTTTGTATGGGCGTCATCACTGCCGAGCATTCTGTATGGGTTACGCATCCGCCATCCTTTTTGCTCGTGTACTCAATCCCCCTAAATTAGCCTTGCGTATTTCACCCTTGCACTTAGATTTGAAACTGTACCACCTGTGATTTCAGCTTCGACCTTGATGCTTCTGCCTTCAAGCAGGAAAGCTCGGTACGCATCTAGTAGGGGAGTAGCCAAGATGAATCCTGCGTCAGTCGCAACATTTTGCACGGAATAGGGAGTGGTAGAAACGGGGCTTGTAAAATTGCATGTCAAGGCTATACCGTCAATTGTTATGTGAATCTCTAATGGTGCAGGTTGAACTGTCCAAGTGACCCAAACGGCAATTGAGATGATCCTAGCGTTCTTCACTGTGTCTAAAACCGTGTATTTAGTACCGCTCACAGGATTCGCTTGCGATATGGCTGCATCCGGTTGATGAGTCATTACCCTTTTTTCATCTAAGCTCAAAGTGTACCACCCACAATGTTGACGGTGATGGTTCCATGCACACCCGCTGCTGCTGGCTTAACTTGAACTCTCATGTAGTTCCAAATCTCCGTTAAGGTTTCTGCTACAGGAGTCGCAACAGCAAGTGCTTGATCAGTTACTTTGTTTACCCAGATGATGTTGTCGTTGGAGACATCAATTGAATAGATAAGTGCTTGGGTTGCTGCGGACAGTTGTATTACTTTGGATTTGAGTCCTCTCATGTAAAAGTAAAGGGTACCGACAACTATCTCAGGGACCACTACATACGTGTCAACAGTAGTAAGTTTAGAACCAATCCAGGCTCTTAGCTTCGGTTTAACAAAATGTTCCATGTTTTTTCACTCCTTATTGGGGAATATCAGTGGAATATAATGCCTCCACTACGGCCGAGTGAACTTAAAAATGGCGTCACTCAAACCTAAAGGATTATTAGAGGGCTGCGTTTACTCCTGCAGCGACGACTTTTCCGTCAGACGAGATTGGGAACCATAGACAGTAGAATTTGATAGTTCCAGTATCGATTGCAGCTGTCTTGACTTCGTAGCCAATATCGACGTCCTGGATAATGGCATAAAGCAACGTTGTGAGCAATTTTGCTGTTGCGGGAGTTGCATCTGAGAGAAGCTCACCGACATCGATGGTAGTGGCTGTAGTTGTCAGGATGAATAGATCAGTGTCATCAGAGACACCACATTCGATAGTTGCAGTAGCGCCTGTTAGATCGACGGAGCAAACTCCAAAGATTGCAGCAATAACTGTTCCGGTAACAGTGAATAGCTCTTTTTTGGCAACAGCACCAGTAGTTGTAGTAAGGAATATTACTTCCTTTTCAACTATACGGAACTGTTGTTTCTTGAACACCTTTGCAATATCCATATATGTTGGTGTTGGCATTGCTATTCCTCCACTTAACAGACGTTCGCGATCTTGGCTATCAATCTACTAGTTGCATCAGTTGAACTGTATGGCTGTATCTTTGCTTTGAAGTATCTCGTGAAGAGAAACTCGTCGCCTACACCGAACTGTCTACGCTCTTCAGTTAGAGGAATGTTCATTCCGCCTTGTGGTTCAAAGCTGCCTATGATACCAGCATCGTCAGTATTTACGACTATGTAAGCATCGTCGCTTATGCCTGCTGCCTTGCCTGTAATAGCATCAGTGTATCTGGTTGGATATATGCCTAGTCCATAAACAGACTTGAAGTAGTCGAGAAGTTTCTGTTGAACGTTGCCTATGAGTCGTAGTTTCTTCAACTCACCATATACTGGTGCAGGAACAACCATGTTTATGTTTGCAATGTCTTCGAGGTTGACGTTACTGTTGGATAGAATGTTATTAATAGCGTTACCGACGTTCGAGTCTATGTCAACGTCTGCACCACCAGAATTCCACTCATCTCCGGCAGCAACAGTTACAGTATTGGTAGCATATGTACCAGCGATTATCATGTCGAGAATGTGGGAATCCATCTGAACTGCCATTGCCTCTGAAGCTCTCTTTAGACCCATCTGACGTTGGTAGTTCTCCAACTGCCTGGCCTTTGCTTCGTCCGTTATCAAGTAATGCACGTGGCATTTCTCAAGTGACACATTGAACGGTGTCCAAACGATCTTCTCTAGCTTACCCATTGCTCCTTCTGGTACTGGATACTCGCCTGTGAATTCTGACGGGAACTCAAATTTCACGTCAAGAACACCGAAGTTTCTAGTAGGTAGAAGCTTTGTTCCAACTGACAAGAGATCTGCTTTACGGTATATGACCTCACGCAGGATGTCACGCTGAATGACTATATCAGAAGTCATTCCACCCATCGCAATATCTTTCCAATCAACAAGTACCATAGTTTTTCTACTCCGGTAGTTTTAGATCGACAAGAACATATCCGGCTGTGTCCACGGCTAATGCAGATAGTGCAGTGCCTACGCGAATCAAGTTCTCAGACCAAACTATGTCGTTTGTTACTGTTTGCACTTGTCCTAATCCGCCGGTTTGAGCACATATAGTGCTACCAACGGCAACAACTACGTGCGTAGTTCCAAACTTCACCCATGCTTGGCCGTGTCGGACTATTCCAACTTCCTTATTCGCAGCAGCAACTAAGGTTACGGGATCCTTTGTGGACTTGTATGCAATACCTAGCACCTTAACAGCACCTAGGTGTTTCTTCACCCGGCCTGCAGTAGCGCCGATTTCTAGAATGTACCCATAGTCATCTAATGCGTCTTCACAAATCGCATACCACAGCTCGTCTGCCAATCTAGCTTGTGCTGACATACCTATTACTCCGCGAGGCTTAGGTCTACTAACGCGTAGCCAGCAGTGTTCAGTGCCAGTGCACTTAGTGCGGTACCGATTCGTAAGCAACGCTCGGCCCAGGTCATGTTATCAGTTACTGTCTGCAGCTGTCCTAATCCACCAGCCTTAGCGCATACCGAATCACCAACTGCTATTGCACCATGGGTAGCATCGAATTTGACCCAAGCTTGACCATGTCGGACAACAGCAACTTTTTTAGCTGCAGCTGCAACTAAAGTGATAGGGTCTTTGGTTGACTTATATGCTATACCCATAGCTTTGCCGGTACCGTCATGTAACTTGAGTTTGCCAGCTGTAGCACTCATTTCGAAGATATATCCGTAGTCGTCAAGAGCGTCGTCAACTTCGGCATACCAAAGTTCATCTGTCAATCTAGCTTGTGCGGACATCTTCTTAGATCTCCTTTACGATTGTAGCGATGTCGTCTTTGCCGAACATGCCTTTGGTTAGTTCTTTGCGATGAGCTAGAGCGGTGTCGGATGTTCCAAGATGCATTTTGGATTCGATTTCAGGTAGTGTTTCCTTGAAGTGCTTTACGGTTTCCATGTATGTATCGATGGCAGTAATTGCAGCTAAGGTATTATCCGCGAATGGGGCTAAGAATTTCTTCTCATCGAAAGTGGGGTCAACTTTCTTGACCTCAACGATGTGAGCAGCAAGAGTGACCTTGATCTCTTCTTTCTTGGCGTTCTCTAGAGCTTCTAGTCTGGACATAATGGGCTTCAGTTCACCGGGTATTTCAGGTGTCTCTCCTGGTTTCTCTGGCTCCTTCTCAGCATGCATCTTTGTCCATTCCTCAACGCCTTGCTTGAGAGTCTTGCCAGCCTTCATGCTCTGTTGAATGAACGCAACGTACTCTTTCATATCAGCAGACATCTCGGTATCTTTGTGCTTAGAGTCCCACTCACCTTTGCATGCGGCAGCGGATTTACCACCGGTCATACATGACTTCATGAAACCTGCGTAATCGTTAGCAAGATCCAGTTTCAGTGTCTTTGCGGCTTCCTCTAGTATTTGAAAAGTTTCGAGTTCGGTTGGTTTGTCATCTGTCATTTTTCTTTATTCTCCATTTACTGTTCTAAACTGTTGAGGTTTTTGACCTTAACAGTCTGTTCGAATATTACACACTTGTACTTTAAATATTTAGTGGTTGATGTGGTTATATGTTTAGCTGTTTATATTAGAGTTACTTTACCTCTTGTAAAATACCTTCTAACTATTTAGACTATCAGGATTCAACTTTCTGAACGTATGTACCCAACTCGTTTTGCAAGCAGGCGAGTCTACGAACGAGAACCCTCTAGCTTTGATAGAATGTGCAATATAGGTACCGTCACTATCCAATGAAGTCATAGAGCGGAGTTCAGGCGAAATGCCTACTGGTCTTCCTGATGCAATGTCTGCTTCGATTTCCTTGATTTCTTCCTGGTCGAACACATAACCGTCAATCCATGCTTGATCATTGATGATTGAGTAGCCGGTGGAAAATCCTACCACATCAACGTCGCGGTCTTTATGTCGAGACTTTATTCGTTGGAAGGGGAACGACGAAGCTCCTTCCAGAACCACAGCTCTATCGTATTTCATAGTATGACCATCAATGCCAGTCCATACTCCAGGCGCTAACGCTAATGCTTTGAAGTAGAGTAGATCGCCATTCCGTTTAAATGTAAAACTGTTTGGATCTGCAGCCATACATATCTGTACTTCTACTGCACTAGCTCCTTTTTCTAACTTTTGCTCCGTAAGTGTCCAGTTACCTTGAAGTTTGTTGCCAAGGAATTCAAACTTACGCGTGTCTTGCATCAATATAGTACCAGCATCTAGTTCTTTGCTCGTTAGCCTTGAGTATGGAGGTAATGTTATTGCTTCAATGATTGATGCTGTTTCTGAAATGAGAGGGTTATTATCAAATAGCTGTACTATATCGTGATCTTCACCCTTTATTGTTAGTTGGAAGTACGTCTTTTCGGGACCCCACTTAAATGGATTAGGCTGTATAGTTTGAAGTGTTAGTTGTTCTAACTTGAACTTAGCCTCAAGTTTTGGACCTTCACTCCATTTGATGCTAGCAACTCCGTTGATTGCACGTTGAGAGACTATATCGTCTCCATATTTTATGGTTTCGCCAGCGAGTACAAAAGTCTTGCTCTTCCACTTGTCAAAATCCTTGCCACAGAACCATGCATGACCCATCCCTTCCGCCCACATAACTTCTACAGTTGGAGGAGCATCACACATCATGCAATGATCGACTGAATACCGCTGTTCCAATATAGTGAGCAGCGCTTGGTCTAGCTTCAGGTTTTCGGGGTCTGTCAATCCTTCGACTCTAAGACCAGGAGCTTCTAACGAGTGGGCAAAGCTCATTAGAAGCTCCTCGGCGGCACATGTGGAAATTGTCAGTGTTTCCAGTTTCACCCATTGGTCTCCAGCTTTCTTATACTTTCTCTTGATCTGCGCCCACGCAGCCATACGGGCTTGGTTATCATCGTGGTTCTTTGCGTAGACCGCGTTAAAGACTCTTATGCCCAAAGATTGTGCTCCTTTAGGCAGATTTTTGAGCCAGTTTGGCGGACTGTCTTTCGTATAGGGCATTTAAATCACCTTTGAGTTGTTCTCTTTTTTTCAGAAGGATAATCGGGCCATACTGTATTACGCGTCTTTTCAGTAGCAATAATAGTGTCCTCGATACTACTGGTGCCAGGAGCAGTGTTATCTACTGGCTCCATTTCATCAATTTCAGCTTTCTGGTCCTCACTTAATGAAGGCAATCCCCACTCTGCTCTTATTTCCGTCCGAGTGAAACACCGAGACTGCCTCATTATTGCAACTTGACGCATAATCTCTGTTTTGTCCTTCTCCAATATCAACCTGAGCCTGATATTCAAGTTATTCAAAACTTCATCGTACCGTCTACCAAACTTCACCTGTATACTCTTTCTAAGTACCCCTTCTAGTTGTGTTTTGATGATATCTGCAACTGATAATGCCTGCAAGATAGCAAACGAACCACTCATTAACGCACTCGCATACGAAGTGTTACGTGAGACCGGTGGTAATCCCATAGCATTGGAAATGGCGTCGTTGATTTGTGCGATTTTCTGATTTGGTTGTTGGTAATTGGTAGACCTCGGTTCCACATATTCAATTTCAGTATTCCTATCCGTCACCATACCAACGTCTACTTGCCTACCTTGAATTCCCTGAGCATAAGTATCAGCCGCTGTTTGTGCAGCTGCTAACGCCTGTCTTTCACGTTCCTCTCTAGTGCCTTGATATTTCTCAGGCGAAAACTGCGACAAATCAATCTTATGCCACTCCCTAGGTACATTTCTATGTGACCATAAGATGTCGTTAATCATGGTATTGACTTTCCACTCTAACGAAGAAAGTAGAGTTCGAGTTGGAGGCTTTGACCATACGCCATAAGTCTTTCTGCCCATAATGTCTACTAAGTACGTTGATTTAGCGTTTAGTGAACACTTGACACATGCAGTAGCATCATATATTTGTTGTTGTGAGGAGTCTTGTTCATTGGAAACGTAGAAGTTAGGATTGAATATCTCGGCACTATAGTTTCCTATTTGGTCTTTTGTTTCAACAGCAGTTAACTGGAATCGAGGCAGAGTTTCGATTTTCGTCACTCCGTTAGCCACATCCCAAACCATGTGCTTAACGACATCACCATATTTCATGAGGTCGAATGCAGTGGAAAAGAATTCACCTTTGAAGTCTAGCTTGTACGCCATTCTCTTAGCTTCGTCCAGAAGTTCCACTTCATTATCATCCAACTGCCTACCAGCCTCAATAGAGATGTCCGAAAACGCCTGTCTACTCATGTGTGCAATTCTGGATAGGTAACCGTATAAATCAGCATCAATGTCTATCATTGCATCGTATATTCGGTAGAAGTTCCCTTGCTTTGCTTCGGAAAAGAAAGAATATGGCCAGTTCAACGTCTGCACTATAGGTGGTTGCGATTGGGGAGTAGAGTCGCGAATTGCGCTTAGTTTGGCAGTTATCTTTTTCAGGAAACTCATTTTACATTCCTCTTATTGTTGGTGCTAAAATTTTCCGATAATACATAGGATGAAAAGGAATAGGCTCAACTGGTTTGCCTTTAAGTTCCCATACCAACTGTGCTAGTGCATCAGCGAGATCTTTAGCTCCTTTCCTAGGATGATCCACCTTTTGGCCCCTGTAAATTTCTAAATTCGTCAACTCATCCTTTAGTGCTTCGTGCTCATAACAGTCAACTTCATGGAGCCGCCAGGCCTCCTTAAGACGTTCGTGTTGCTGGAGTTTTACTACGTTGAATTCCACTTGAACTCCTGATTCTCGTATTTCAGCAATCGTTTCAGGGTAGTCCCAACGGTCTACAATGAACTTGCTGATGTCGAAGCGTTTCTTTAAGGTTCCGATGAAGTACTTAACTTCTGTGGGGTCAACTTCAAGTTTTGGAGCGATCTTATGTAGCAGGTCTATGAATATGCGGCCGTCTTCAGTCAAATGACCTAACGCCAGACCAAAAGACTCAAATTTGGATGCCGGATCGCCTGTTAACACATAATCAAAACTCCTACTGCCCATCAACCAGTCCGCTATCTCGCCGTTTACTAGTACTGGATTCATTCTTTTCTTATTGAACTCGATTATCGAAACATCTGTATAATACTTTTCGATAGCACGGGAAGGTTGAGCCCCGTAATCTCGCCAAGCTGCGTCAGGATCCTGTGCAAAGTCGTCCTGCAGCATTGCTTCAGTGATGTTAGGATTCATGTCCCAAGTCGCGTATTTGTATCCAAGCATAGTTTCGATACGTTTGGATTGTTCGTAAAGTTGATCTATGATGTCGCCTGAGTAGAGTGTTGAGGAAATAGCGACTCGTCTAGCTTTCAGCGCGGGTACCTTCTTGGTGCCACGACCAAGACCATGAAACACCGCCCAACCACTACGTCCACCTTTAGTATCCTGAAATCTACCTAACTCATCAAATAAAGCAGCTTTAACTGCCCTTCCAACCAATGAGGCACTATTTGACCCACCACACTTTATCGTTACGTGCTTTTGTGGGAAACTGAACTCATTATATCTTTCATCTGGATGTAACCATTGGAAGTATGGCGAGTTCTCTATCTTCCCTTTCTCTTGCGCGTATATGGTGTCGTGAGCTTGGTCATCGGAAGTAGCTACGTTAAGGACGAAAAATTCCGTACCCGAACCCGCACCGTAAAAGTGTACAGGGTCGTCAAGTGACAAGAGTTCGAATGCCTGCTGGAGTCCGATGCAGGAAGTGAGGAATGTTTTGCCTGAATTCATTCCAGCCTCTATTATCAAATCGTTATACTGTTGGACGTGAGCTTTAGTGAACTCTTCCATCTTATCGGTACGCAAAGCATCCTCACGTAACCCTATCCATTCATCAATTGACATGGCTTTTGGGACTCCCCAGATAAATCGTCTGATGACGTCTTTTTCGAGAGGCCACATCTCCTGTCCCAAGAAGTACTTGTCCTCACAGAAAAATATAGGATCAAACCTAGCCTGCAGCATCTTATGCATTTGCTCTTCGGGAGCTAGGTCTTCCCAGTTTTTCATGCAGCAACTATCTCCTGCATTTCAATAATTCTAGTATCCTGCAACTCCTTCAGCTTTGCCATTAATCGAGATTGGCAGTGTGGGCATAGGACTCCGTTAACTAACTCAACTAACTTTGTGTATCTTATGTTGAGTTGATTTATTTGAATTGTAGGTGAATTCGTAAGTGAACCCTCGAGCCTACAGAGGAATTCGGCAGTTTGTCGGGCCTCCGACGCGATTGCCCTAATTCTTCCTTCAACAGCCTCTTCTATTGGGAACTCCAGAAGGGCCTCACAGCGAGTTAATAACTTACCAAAAATATCCTTCATGCGCCCAACTTGCGTAGAGACGTCTACTACTACTTTCTCAACAGCCGGCGAAACCCTTTCTGCAAGTGGTCGCTGGACATCACGTGTAAAATGAATGGAATAGTACGCACTTGAACACCCCAATCGTTTAGCGGCTTCCTCTTGGTTTATCTTTTTCGCAAAGAACAAGAGGTCCACCTCTCTGACGTCAGCGTGTGCACAACATTTACAGGAACGTCTGTTAAGGCGATAGTTGAGGGTTTCCATATTTCATTAATGTGAGTGGTAAACTATTTAAAATGTGTGGTTTAGGTGTTTATTCGGGGAGTATTAGGGGTACTTGTAGGAAACGGTTCCACGGTTAAACGGTTAATGAAATTTATATATGTAGTACAACCGTTTATCCGTTTTTTCTGAAATTTTTTGCCCAAAAATTCTATAGTACCCCAGCACTGCAACATAGGTCAACGCAAGTCCGTAACCAATACTTCCTAACTTTACTCTGGGAATTCCGCAGAGTAAATTCTCGTAGAGATGACATATTCCGTCATTTTTATATATTAAATATTAAGATTCCTTACTTAAGTATTACGACTTAAGATTACGGAGTTTATATTAAATATTACGACTTATGACGTAAGACTTGAGTATTAAGATAAAGGACTGTATATTAAATATTAAGACTTAAGTATTGTTAATTAAGTCTTAAGATTACGGAAGTAATATTGTATAGTAAGTAATAGGAGTTAGGAAAGTATATAAATAAATTAATATTGAATAGTAAGTATTAAGATATAAAAGTTTAAATGGAAATGTAAATTTTAATATTATAAAAAGTTTAAAATTAAGGAAAGTTTAAATGTAAATGTAGAAAAGATTTATATATAAGTTTGTATATTATATAATTAAGGAAAGTGAAAAAAAATGAAAATAAGTGAAAAAGTTTGGGAAAGTGGAAAAAGTTTGAATGGAAATGAGAAAAAGGAAAAAATATTGGAGGTTTTGGTAAAGGAAGGAATATGTGATATTGAGGAGATAAGGAAAGTAGGAAAAGAAAAGTGGATATGGGGAAGTTTGAAAAGTTTGGAAGAAGAAGGATTAGTGGAAAGTAGAAAAGTAGGAAAGAAGAAGTTTTATAGGATAAAGGGGGTGGAAAATTGAAATTTGAGAATTGGAGTGATAAGAGAATAAAAGAGGAAAATAGGAAAAGAGAAGGAATAAAGGAGGGTATGAAAATGAAAAGTTGGAAAGAAGTAAAAGAAGAATGTAAGGAAAATGGAGTAGATATGAATAGGTTGAATTGGGTAGATAAAAGAAAAGGAGGAAGAAGAAGGAAAGTTGTAGGAATAGGAGGAAGTGAGAAAGAAAAAGAGATAATGGAAAGAAATGGATTTAGGAAATATAAAAGTGTGGAAGTAGGAATGAGTAGAGGATATGGATATTGGTGTTGGGTAAGGTTTGAAAAGGAGGTGGAAAAATGAGTTATAAAAGTTGGGGAGGAAGAAAAATAGTTAGGAGAAAAGATGTGAAAGGAAAATGTGGAGTTTGTGGAAAAGAGGAAGTGGAAATGATAGAATTGGAAAGGAAAGAAGGAGAAAGTGAGGAAATAGGATTAGTGATGGAAGTTTGTAAGAGTTGTAAGTATGTAATAGATTGGGGATTAGGAAAAGAGGATTGGTAGAAGGATATTAAGTAAGAAAGTTTTTTTTTTGTAAGTTTGGATTTTGGAAATTTAGTATCGTAAATCGTACGACTTAAGTCTTACTTCTTAATACTTCATACAACTCACCTCACCCTCCCCAAATCTTAAGACTTAAGACTTCAGAAAGTGTCGTAAGTCTTAAGACTCAAGTCTTAATATACATCTTTCCAAAGTTCCTCTCTGTTTCCATTATAACGGAAAGTTCCAATAATATATAAATACTTTCCCTTGGTATCGTAAGTCTTACGACACGGAAGTTTACACTTTTATATAAACTTTTAAATGTTTAGGAGTAAGGAAAGTTAAAAAGTTTACACTTTTATGTTGACAAAATTTATATACTAGAAAGTATATATTATAAGTGGAAATAAAAGGAGGTGAAAAGGAATGCAAATAAATGCGGAAGAATGGGAAGCGGGAACTGCAGTTTCGGCAAGCGAAAATAAGGAAGCAATTCTGAAAGCGTTTGCAAAAGTGAAGGGCAAAGGAATGGATATGAAGGAAATTGGAAAGCTAAGCGGACTAAAGTGGCCATATGGAGCAGTAAAGGCTTTAGTGGAAGATGGAAAGCTGGAACGCAAGCAGTTCGGAAAGAAGTTTGGGTATAGGATGGTAGAAGTTAAGGAGGAATAAACCTCCTAACTTTCCATCCTCCAAACTCCAACCTTTGTTTGAAATCCAACCGTGCAAAGTCGGAATTGTAGAACTTTGGCGGCGATGGGGTGAGCCCAACCATATGGCTGCCGGTAGTGTGGGAACCCGGGGCATGTCGTAAATCCTAAGACTCAAGTCTTACTACTTAAGTCTTAAGGTACTCATCTGAACTCCTAAGACTCAAGTAACATACCTTACGATTACAATTTGCGTACGACCTAGATCCTGTATGACGGGCTTCCAAAAACGTTTCCAACATAAAAACGGTGATACTACTATATGTTTTTTTATGAGCCGTTTAAACGGTTAACCGTTGCATCTGAACACCTAAGACTCAATACACTATCCTTCCGTTCTTCCCGTATAGTAGAGGACTTAGTACTTTCCCATATTTCCACTCTTTCCCATATATAAATAAAGTTTACTTGAGAATGTAAACGTCTTGTGGTGAGATAGGCATATATTTCTAGGCTCGTAAACATATGGGGTTTACATAAAGATGTAAACTTCCTTATGTGGCTGAGGCGCATCTTCTTACTTTTAATATGGAGGTTTAATTGAATATGTAAATTTACATTTTTATGTAAACTTTTAATATGGTCATGTTTTAGGCTTCATCGTAGGTTTACAGCATCGTGTAGACAAAGTTTATATATTTGAAAATTAATTTTACTTTGTACTTAAGGGACTCAAAATGGAAATAAAAAATAAGCTTCCAGAAATGGAAAAGCAACTTCCAGAACACCTTCAAATTCTAGAACTAAAGGATTGCGTATTCACGTACGATGAAGTAACAAAGAGAGGTTTGCAAAATGCATTCCAACTTTATTGTAGACAGAGGTTGATAGTGGAGTACAGCAAGGTGATTAGACAAAGGGTTAAGGTTAGGGGCGTCGGAATTGCTAAGTTCAAGCAGAAGTATAATGTTCCAAAAGGTACTGCACTTTATACTTTTGTTCGGGACCACGAGACAAAGGAGTATAAGGAATTGGAAAGGCTTTGGGTGAAGAGAATAGCGTGGATACAAATGGTTGATAGGGTGAATTGTGATAGGGTTGATAGGGTTGTGGAGGATTCACAAAGGGCAACCGAGAGGCACAAAACGAAGAGTATCGATAAGCAGATTGTGGAGGAGGTTGAGTGGTTGAAAGGTGCTAAAGTGCAACCAAGAACAAAAGGACCATTCATATGTAAAGAATGCGGAGGTACAACTTATCGGGTTAATAAAGGACAGCAAGCGTGCACTAGTTGTGGAGTCGGCTTTAATACACAAAGTGCAGGTCCTGGTCCGAGGGTAATAAAGAGACCAAAAAGGAAATTCAAAAGAGTGGAGTACATTAACGGAGATGTGAAAGTGTTGAGTAAGGAGGGGCAACTAACGAATGGTGTAATGGAAGTTTATGGTCACGAAGGGTGGATGAGTGGCAAGGGGGTGATGTAAATGGTAACTGAGGAAGAAATGATAGACCAGATAGTCATTGCGGAAAGCAAAGAGGAGTTTGATGAGTCAGTTCATATACTTGAAAAGATAGCAAAGGTATATGGATACACATGTGAGATGACGGATGATGGGAACTGGATACTTTCAAATCTAGGAACAGAAACCAAAATAGAAGTACTGTTCGATTCTAGTAGAGGAGGAGACGTTCCAATGTGGTTGACGGTTAACGATAAGACAACTACTGAGCTTGTGGATCCAGACGCTCCTAGAAAGATAGTTGAGAAGTGCATAGCGTTCATGAAGGAACATAAGGACTCCCCTTCGAGTCGTTGAAAAGTACGACGAGACCTTTTTGGTAGGGAGCACTAGAATGGAGGTGATATGATGCCAATAATTGATGAAGAGGAATGGGAAAGTGGAACTGCTTCTACTTCTGGCGCCACTGAATCAATACTGGAAGCGTTCAAGAACTTAGGAGCAAACAAGGGCATGGACATGGCGGAAGTCAAGAAGATCACTGGACTCAAATGGATCTTTGGTCCCATGAAGCAGCTGGTTGAGGCCGGCAAGTTGGAGCGCAAGAAATTCGGCAAGCGGTTCGCGTATAGGCTTGTAGCCCAAGAGTAGGCTACAGTTTTTTTTTGTTCGATTAGTACAGAGTAGTAATTTGGTTAACAATTACATTATTTGGATAGATTTGAGTTTAAATCGGAATTTGTAAGAAGTTTTTTGTAAACTAATAAACTCGGGATGCGGAGGTGATAAAATGCCGATAAGTGCAGAAAGGGAAGGAGTAGATGTTAAGAAAGCATTTCCGCCAGGGTACACAGAATACCGGAAGCTCCATAGCAAAGTAATGGTAGTCGCGAAGGTCGGGTACAACAATGACTGGGCTGCTTATTGTGGTCCGGTTGCAGGAATCAAATCTGAAGACGAGTGGCAGGATGTAGCAGATAACGGCGATAAAATCCCTAAAGGGATAGCTGAATTAATGTTTAGACACCTGGCCAAAATATACACATATAGGGAATAGGGATCATGCGAAATGTGCAAGAAAATACACAAAGGAGTATGTGCCAATTTAGGTTCAAAGTTACCTCTTTGTGAGCAGTGGAGGAGGTGAGAACGTGATAGAAGAAAAGAAAGTAGACGAAGAAGAAGACGAAGATTGGGATGATGAAGAAGAGTAAGCCCCTAGAGTCTTTGCAAATTAAGACGAAGCGAACTTTTTTCTCGTAGGGTGACATAAGTAACGGAGGTGGAAATGTATGGATATACAGGTAAAGGAATCAAAGAACGTAACGACTCTCATCTTCTATACCACTTCAGATCGACTGGCAAATGCCAAGGCCGCTATCGAAGAGATGAAGCCAATTCTTGAGAAGCACGGGTTCATAGTTGAGAACGTTCGAGAGAGTCTAACGAAAAGACCTTAGTAGTGAGTTCCCTTACAATGTAAGGAGGTGAAAAGTATGGAACCTAAATGTATACATGTTCTTGATGGAATAGTGGAATGGACTGGTTGTCTCACTGGTTACCAACACTGCAGCATTTGCAGTAAGCAAGTGCCATTTGTTGTACCAGAAGTACGCTGTAAAAGAAAGGCCAAACACTGCGGATACCGGCTACCGGATGGAGTATGTGTTCCAATTTCCAGGTACGATTACTTGTTTGAGTGCTCGAAGAAGTGATGGGGAGGTGAAGTAGATGGCAGTTAAACTGAAGTGTACGCAGTTCATTGAACAGCATTTGAAGGCTTATCTTAAGGATGGAGATTTGTTCAAACTGTTGAAGAATATGCTGGCAGATGCTAGGAACTACGGTACAGACACACATCATTATGCACTTATCAAGGAACTCGAGCGTATATGTATTGAACAGGGAGTGAGTCGGTGAATGCTTTGGAACTGCGTTAAAGCAATGTTAGGCCTTAGAGTCAACGTTCATCTGGCCGACGGTTCGGTTGTTGTGAACGTAAGAGTAAACAAGTTGGACCGAGACTTCTACGGTAAGCCAATAGTGCAGGTAGATTCCAGGTTTATTCTTCTCAGTAGCATAGCTCATATGGACAAACTTTCAGAGGTGATGTTAGGTGAAGACTGAAAAAGTTGTTACCATGGTTTGTCCTAGTTGCAAAGCTGAGTTTGAACCGGAGCCAATCATTATGATTCAGAAAGATGGCAGTACACGCATGGAACTTCATTTGAAGAAAACCTGCAAATACTGTGGCAAAGGATTAGTTCGGAGAGTTGAAAAACATGCCGTGGATAAGGGACCGGGAGCTGCACCCTGAGTGGGAACAGCGGTACCAGGAACCAGCTAGAGTGATGTTAATGCTCTGTGGACCAAAGATATTCATAAATGCCGAGAGAAAGGACACACAGATCGAGATTTGGTTGAGTTGGATAAAAATGGGGGTTGCAGGGTAAGGAGGTGATTACATTGCCGTTTAGTTGTAAGAAACCAGCATGTTTGGAACAAGTGCTAG